AGGGAGACGGTAGTAGAGCTTAACTATTCGGAGGTTACAAAGCAGTGACTAATTCGATTATGGTCCAGTTAAACCAGAAGCAGATTGAGCGTGCCGTAGTCGCAGGCGCCCTTAGGGAGCTGCGTGCGATTAAGGACGGGCTAAAGGACAGGTATAACTGGGAGCGCGATGGCTGGAAGCAGCACATTGAGGGCGCAATGGGCGAAGTTGCCGCTGCCGTTGCCACCGGCTTGCCGTGGACAGGAGAAGACATTGACACATTTAAGGGGGCAGATGTCGGAGAGAACGTGCAGGTTCGCTTCCGACCTGGTCGCTACCAGGATCTCTCTATCCGCAAGGGGGACAGCAAGAAGTCAATCTACGTTCTTGTGTTGCCGGCGGATATGAGGAACTTTATTTTTGAAGTGGTTGGATGGATGTCTGCGAAAGAAGGCATGGAGGAGAAGTACTACCACGAAGATAAGGCGCTGTACTTTGTGCCCAAGGCTCATCTGCATGACATTACAACGCTTCCAGGATACGTACCGCCGCCACCGTCAGAATACGGGCTGTGGGGCTAGGCGCACTTTGCGTGATGGTGCAAAAGACGCGAGCTGCTCTTTGCGCCAACAAAGCTAATTACATACTTAGACCTTATCTGGCTTGCAAGCATGGGCTGATCGCATACTGAGCATATACGCTTTGTAAGCGTTTCGGCTTTCTTTTCACCCTTAGTTTTTGCGAGAGCTTTATTACCTGCCATATACACCTCTATCAATAGGTCGGCGGGAAGGCAACGGAGGAACGCCTGGATGCGACGCAGCCCGTCGGCTCGCGCGGCCGCCAACACCGTTTCATGAGGCCCTCAAAGCCTCGTTAACCTTCCCGCCCTAGCCGACCATACCGTCGGCGAGCTGTCGCCCATTGAGGAGGGACGACAAATTACATACTATCACGGTTTTATAAGACTTGTGGACTTCTACAAAATCTGCCATACTGCGCCAATGGAAAACCTTTTGTTCCCTAGCCAACGAGCTCGGGCGATCTGGATTCTCTGGTCGCAAGACAATCCAATTACCCTTACCCTGGAGCCTCGGTCCCAGGACGACGAAGAGCCGTATCTGGTAATCTGTGGTCAGCACATTGATGCAGCCGTGCTCATGCGAGTTACGGAGAAGGAGGCAAATTGGCTAATCCACCAAAGGGCAGGGTTGTAGCTTCGGCAGAGCAGAGCTTTGAGGCAACGTTCGCAGAGATTTACTCCGAGGCATACGCACTTCTTGTGCGAAAGCAAGAGCGATACGGAGACTCCAACATCCAGCACCTTGGGATTCACGGGGTGATTAGCCGAATTGCGTACGACAAGATCGAGCGCGCTAAGCGCTTTCTTAATGGCAAGGTTGTTGACGGAGAAGTGATCCTTGACCCGCTGCCAGATGGTGGCGACGAATCTCTTGCCGACACTATGCTAGATATTGCAAACTACGCGCTCATTGCGGTTGCGCTACAGCGCTCTAAGTGGGGCCGACCACTAGACGGCCTCACGGCAGAGCTTCATCGTTTTGAACAGGAGAAGAAGGCGCCACGAGGGGATGCACCCAATCTTTCGCTGGCAAACCTTAGGGTGAATGTGATGGGAGCAAAGAAGAAGTGAGCAAGAAGTCAAAGCGAGTACGAAACCCTAGGTCATTTGACTCACAAAGTATTGCTGCGCCTCAAAAGCGCCTTGGCATTTGTGTCGCAACGCCGACACTTGACGGCCGACTTCATGCTGGGTGCGTGGCAACCGTTATGCAATTGCAAAAGCTTTGCATTGAAGAAGGCATTTCCTTTACGTGGAAGGTGCTTGCTGGAAACTCTATTCTTCCCTTGGCGCGCAACGAGCTTGCTAAGCAGTTCCTGGACACAAAGGCAACGCACTTGTTTATGATTGACAGCGACATCCAGGTTGATCCAAGGCACATCTTGTATCTTCTGAGCCATGATCGAATGGTTAGTGCGCTTCCGTGCTCCAAGCGGGAAGTTCTTTGGAATCGCCTGGGTGAATTTATTTCTGCATACCCAAACACGAGCCTAGAAATGTATCCAGCCCTTATTGCGGAAGGCAACTTCTCAACAGAAGAGGACGTCTTCAAGGTGGATGAGTTTGGCTTTGCAAAGGTGCTAAAGGTGGGCACGGGCGCTATGATGGTCAAGCGGGAAGTGTTCGAGAAGATGATTGCAGAAAGCCCTGACAACTACTTCAACACAACGCAGGGGAAGCTTCACCAGTTCTTTAGCTACTCGCAAGACAACGAGACCAAGACTCAATACGGAGAGGACTACACTTTCTGCAACACCTGGAGAAAGCTTGGTGGCGAGATTGATTTGCTGGTAGCGGCCAAGACCAAGCACCACGGACAATTAGCTATTGAGTTTAACTGGAAGGGTATTGCCGAAACAATTACGGAATTTATGGCAGGGAAGGAGTCAAAGGATGCGGTCTGATTTACTTGCGCAAATCGCCCAATCTGTTTTCCCAAACAACTCGCGGGGCAGCGCAGCAAAGATGCTTGCCAATCGGATGAACGAGATCCTTGCCCCAGATCATCGGCGCTCGCCGCGCACGGTTGAGGCTTATGCAAGCAATCAGCGCGCCATCCCCGCAGACTACTCGGTGGCTGTTATTGAGTACGTAAAGAATAACCACCCGGAGTTGGTTGACATTATTGCCGAGGCAGAAGAGGACAGCGGCGCTGAGGTCAGCAGCGTTATCTCCAAGATTGACACGTTAACTGAAACGGTAGACAAGATTGAGAAGTCTGTTAACAAGCTGCAAGGAGCGACGCAAGCCGCTGGCATGTTGCTTGCTATTCGCAAGATGTGCGAAGATTGCGTTGGCGGCACGGCGGATAGCAAGGAAAGCTATTGCCACTGGAGTAATTGTTCTCTTCGGGAATACAGTGATATGCGATTGTCACCCAACGCTAAGAGGATGTAGTGGTCTGGTTTCCCGCTGTTTACACAACACTAGAAGACGGACAGTGCTCTTCTGAGGTGTATGACAGCGAAACAATGATGGTCATTGGTTCCATTCAGGCGGGAGATCCAGAAAAAGTCTATGCCGAGACAGAAAGACTGCTGTCGTTCGTAAAGTATGTGTCAGATTCTCCTTCGCTATTGAAAGGATATGTGCTGAATGGTCAAGAAGAAGGCAAAGATGAACCAGGACTATGATCACGACTGGCTGCGCGGCTGGCTAAACGCCTCGTACAGTTCAACAGCAAGGACGCTTGGCCTGCTCCCAGAGCGCTGGACCCCAGGGGCAGAAGCCGCACTGGAGGAAGAGATTAGTCGAAACATTGCAGACATTTTACTTATTGGTAATTATGAGAAGTGCGAAATTGAAGGGGCGATCCTGCCGCCCTCTGAGGGGCATTCTAATTGGCGATTTATTGCAGTTGTCAAGTTGAACAAGATTCCATTTACCTGTATGGTGGGTTCCAAGAGCCCTGCTGGGCTCATTGATGCGGCAAGCGCTTGGGCCAACCATGTTGTTGCTCGCAAGTCACAACTGACAAAGAAGAAAATGAAAGAGGAGACAAGTGTCGATTGAGCGAGTGTTCCAGTACGTAGACGACAAGGCTGGCGACGCCTTGCTGAAGGTTGTGCAGGACGAGGATGGTTGCTATGCAGTTATGGCAGACACGGGCGAACCCTACGCTCGAATCTCATGCCTCATTGAGAAGCAAAAGCCCATCGAGGGCTGGTTCTGGCTTAAGTGGTGGAGCGAAAATGAAGAGCTTGTTCGCCAGCTTGTAAACAAGGGGGTGCTGCAAACCCGAGACGATAAGATTATTCCTGTTTCAATGTGGCTGAACACTTGCGAGGCTCGCCTTGTCGAAGAAGAGTGACACCATTGGGTACGCATACACCCAGCCGCAGGACCTTTGGGTTTGTTCGGTTTGTGGGGATGAGCGGCAAAGCGAAGCAGTCCAATCTACCCGCAGCAACACGCTGCATCAAGATTTTAAGCACGCCTCCTGTGTGGTGTGCCGGAGTACGCGGCTGTTTCGCGTAAAAAGGAGGGAAGATGAACGAGAAGTCTAGTGTTCCTGCTTACGATGTCTTGCTGGCTGACGGCTGGGAGGACTGCATCATTGGCTTAGGGTGGCAATTTAATAAGCCGCTTATTGTTTACAGCAAGAACAAGATTCTGGCAAAGCTTGTTAATGAGTTTGCTGCGGATGCCCGCGACAACAAGGAGTTTGACGACAACGACGTCTACCGTGGGGACCGAGACTTTTTTGCTGAGGCAGAGGAATACTTTTCGTTTAACATCCAAGGCGCTTGGGTGGGCGAGTCAACCCCAGTCTTTGTTGACGAAGATGCCAACACCCCCGAAGCCATTAACGAGCAGTTGGCATGATCCGCTTTATCCTTGCGGCTGCCCTGTTGGCAGTTCCAAACACTCCTGACCCAAACCAGTTCTCCGTTGCTGGGTGGGAGCACGACCGAGTCAATCAGCGCGCTCACATCATGGATGGCAAGAGCTGGAACGGCAAGGAGTACGGCGCTGGCATTACCGTCTATGTAGTAGACAGCGGCGTATACGACTCCAAGATGTTCAACGGTGGCGTTGAGCAGGGGTACAGCGCATTTTCCGACGGGAAGGTTGCGTGTGGCGCCTACCACGGGAGCATGATTGCCTCAATTATTGCGGGTCGAAACATCGGCCTTGCGCAAAAGGCAAAGATTGTTTCTGTGCGCGTTATGAATTGCGCGGGTAAGGGAAACCCAAAGAACATCATTGCTGGGCTAAATTGGATTTTGCAAAATGCTGAACCAGGAACATCCGTAGTAAACATGTCGGTTAGCGGGGCGGCAACCCAGTCCCTTGACGACAAGGTAAACGAGATGGTTGACGCTGGCTTCCCAGTAGTTGTTGCCGCAGGAAACGAAGGGCGAGACGCCTGCCGATACAGCCCAGCGCGAGCGGCTAACGTTGTTACAATCGGCTCTTCCACCCGATTGGACCTGCGGTCCAGGGCAAGCAACATCGGTCCATGCATTTCCCTCTATGCCCCTGGGGAGAACCTTACCGTGTATCACCCTCTTAACGGGCAGATGAGGCAAACTGGTACCTCTGGTGCTGCGGCATTCGTAAGCGGCGCTATTGCTGCAACTGCGTCTATGTATGGCCTAGAAACATATGACGCAATGACCGTGTTGTTCTACGGATCAACTGCTGGGGCAATTTGCTGCGGCTACCGCACCACTTCAAGCGACCTGCTCTACCTCAATACTGACCTGTACAACATCAGTGACGGGGAGTGGTGGGCTGACTGGTGGGACTAGAAGAACCTTCTGCCAGCAGTAAAGTAGAAAGAATTACCGCTTAGGTCTGCCGCATACACCAGCGCATCGACAAGGTCGTCGTGCTCCCCGTTTGGGAATGAGAGCATCTCATGCTCCAGGCTGTCAATCCCTGGAGCCCCGTTAAGGTGGAAAACTTTCCCCGCCTCATATCGTGCGGCAAGCGCGCGGCTTCTGCTTACCTTGTCCTTGTCCGGCCGAATGGCGCGAGCAGGAAGGCTGGTAGTGCCAAGGATCTCCCGAACAAACGTGCTCTGGTGCTGCACGGCCTCAATGTTGAGCGACTCAATAAATCGTGGCTCTTCCGCCTCGTAGTTAAGACCACGAAGGCTGAGCATTCTCTGCGGCCAAAGGATCTTGGGGCCCTTGGAGCTGCCAATCTCCCCGTGCCGCGTAATGCCAGTCAGCCACTCCTGGTGACCCTCGTTGATCCGCTCCTTCCAGGCGCCAATCACGTAGAGATTGTGGTCGTCGTCCTCTAGGACTTCTACTGCAGTCGTATAGTCGCTGCGCTCGCTAATGGACGAAGCAAGGTCAACACCAATTCTCCTGGCGCCTTGCGGAAGTTTGTCTGTGCGCTGAAACCAGTCGTGGCGGAAGATGTTTCCACCCATAGAGGTAACGTCATTTTGGAACTGAAGCATAAAGATTGGGGTGCCGAGCTCTTCCTTCTTCTGGTTGAGCGTATCAACGGTGTACATTTCTGGCCAAAGAGGTTGGTTTTCCTCTAGCGCCCTTCGCTGATACGCCTGAATCCCCTTGCGCATAAGCTCGGCATAGAAGTCATCTTCGTGCCAGCGCGTACCCACGTACCACTTCTTTGAACCAGGAACAAGCATTGGGTCAACAACTTGCCAGTACGTATCTGAGGCCTTTTGTCGTTGCCCAGCAGTAGCGTTCTCCTTCATGCCAACCATGTCGTCTGCAAACAACAAGTCAAGGCGGGCTCCTGGCTTAATAGATCCAAGGCCATCAGCAAAGCATGTGGCATCTTTACCCATGTTGACGCCCTTAATAGTCCAAGTTTCGTCGGTCCACTTGTTTCCAACCACGCCGTCGGCTGCCCAAGGGAACACTTCGGCGAAGAGCGGGCTCTCTATAAGGGTCTTGATAGCGCGGGATCTTGACATGGAGTCTGCAAGAACGGCTGTAAGGATGCCGATACGAATGTTTCCCTTGGTCATGCCAATGATTCGCGCAGCACGGAAGATTAAAGCAGTAGTCTTTGCATGTCCACGGGGCATGAGCACTAGTGCGCGGTCATGGTTGTCCATAAACTTTTCCATCTCTCGCAAGTGCCTAGGAAATACTAAGCCGCTCATGTACTCGGCAAATGCCGCATCTGAGGTTGCGGCCTTCTTGCGTAGCCAATCTCGGTATTCGCTGTTGCTAATACTAAGGCTCAATTTCCGTCGCCTTGCCTTCGATAGGCTCTTCTTTCATGGCCTCCGCCCAAGCCTGCAAACGTGTTGCCAGTTGATCCCTGGGCAGGGTGTCAATTTCATGGGGGACAGCGGACAGCTGGATTGCTGCCCCGTTCCGTCCCGTAATCTCAGTTCGGTCTGGCTCGTAAGCGCCAGTTAGCCTGGCTATACGATCAATTACTTCAAGCTGAATCTTTAAGAATTGGGCCTCATTGCTGGTGCCCTTGGCGCGGGCAGCCGCCGCAGCAGCCATCTTAGACACAAGGTTGGCCCGCTCAATGAGCTCACCCTTGTTTGTAGCGGGGTCTGGGTTTGGGTCAACCCATGATTTCTTGATGACGTAGCTGTGCTTTCGCACTGTTTCTTCGCTAAGGCTAACAATTCCTGCAATTTCGGACAGGGAAACACCCTGGAGCATCAACATTTTAATGCGCTCCCTGAGTGCTGCTAGTTGTTCTGCCGGCATGCGGCCTGGTCTTGCCATGTAACAATGATAACATACCAATCGTAGAAACTACCGTTCTGGTCATTTGCCTGCCCGCACCATAAAATGCGGGCAAGGGGGATTCCTATGGCCACGACTTACGATATTACAGCGGAACAAGGCAGCTACCTGACCATCAGCCTTGAATACCGTGACGCGGCTGGCAGCCTTGTCAATCTTACGGGGGCCACTGCGGCTATGCACGTTCGAAGAAGACAAGGCGCACAAGAGGCATTCTTGCGTCTTTCCAGCACGAACGGAACCACAACCGGCATCGCCCTTGGAACCACCAATGGCGCAATAACCGTTTACGTATCAGACGAAGCCCTGAGCCTTATCGCCCCAGGGACGTATGTCTACGACCTTGAAGTAAACCCTGTTGGCGGCGCCATGGTGAAGCTCATCTCTGGCCTGTTTACAGTGGCTGGAGAAGTAACCAGATGACAGTTGAGGTTTCCGAACAAACACGAACCATTAACGTTACGCAGCAAAGTAATAGCGTTACTGCAACAACCAGCCCTGTTTCCGTATCGGTAAGTGCGCCAACACTAAGTATTACCAGCGCCAGCGGCGGCACAGTGCAGGGCCTCCAGGGGCCCACTGGTCCGCAGGGTCCCACCGGGGCAACTGGACCAACTGGCTCAACCGGATCGACGGGCGCCACTGGCGCTACTGGCTCAACCGGCCCGCAAGGCCCGCAAGGCGTGCAGGGGCCAACTGGATCTACCGGAGCAACGGGCGCAACCGGGCCGCAAGGGGCGCAAGGCAGCGGCGCTTCCCACTCAACTTACGTCTTCACGCAGAACTCCGCCTCAGCGACGTGGACAATTACGCACAACTTGGCGTGTTTTCCATCAGTAGAAATTGTTGATAGCGCAGGAACGCTAGTCATTGGCGATATCTCGTACATAGATAATAATAGCCTGACTGTCAGCTTTGTTGCTGCGTTTGGCGGCAAAGCATATTTAAACTAGGAGAGAGAAATGAAGTTTTTAGCCAATCTTGACCTTCAGAAGAATGAGCTGCAGAACGCGGCAATTCAGAACCTTGCTACTGACCCAGCATCTCCTGTTCAGGGGCAGATTTATTACAACACTGTTTCTGACGCCATCAAGGTTTATGACGGGGCTGCGTGGGTCACGCTTGCAACCGGTGGTGGCACCGTTACCTCCGTAACTGCCTCCAGCCCGCTTGCCTCTTCCGGCGGAAACACGCCAAACATTACCATCCAAGACGGCACGACTAGCCAAAAGGGTGCTGTCCAGCTAGAAGATTCATACACCAGCACGTCGACAACCAAGGCCGCAACGCCTGCTGCGGTTAAGGCTGCGTACGACCTTGCCAACGGTAAGGCAAACCCTTCAGATACCACCTTTGTTGGTACAACAAGCGTTGCGCTCAACCGCTCATCTGCAAACCTTGCGCTTACTGGAATCACCAGCGTTGCCATGCCGGGAAGCACTTCAGGGACAACAACCCTTCAGCCTTCTGCTACTGCTGGTACGACAACCGTAACGCTTCCTGCCGCAACCGGCACTGTAGCGCTGACCGCAAACAAGCTAAGCGACTTTGCCGCAACAAGCTCTGCTGAGCTTGCTGGTGTCATTTCCGATGAGACTGGTACTGGTGCATTGGTCTTTGCCAACACGCCAACCCTTGTCACGCCAAACATTGGCGCAGCAACTGGTACAAGCCTTGTGCTTTCTGGCGACCTGACGGTCAACGGAACGACCACAACGATCAACTCAACAGAAATCACTATCGATGATAAGAACCTTGTTCTTGGAGCAGTTACGAGCCCAACGGATGCTGGCGCCGATGGCGGCGGTATTACCCTTAAGGGCGCTACGGACAAGACCATCAACTGGGTTGATGCAACCGACGCCTGGACCCTTTCTGAGCATGTCAATATTGCCAATGGCAAAGTATACAGAATTAATGGGACGGAAGTACTTAGTGGCACTGCACTTGGTTCAGGGGTTGTTGGGTCAAGCCTTACCTCGGTTGGCACGATTGCCACCGGTGTGTGGAACGGCACCGCAATCGCTATTGCAAACGGTGGTACTGGCGCAACTGACGCTGGCGCTGCCCGCACGGCCCTCGGCCTTGCAATTGGCACGGACGTTCAGGCATACAACGCAACCCTCGCCGCAGTGGCTGGCGGAACATACAGCGGTGATGACAGCATCACGACCGTTGGCACGATCTCTGCTGGTACGTGGCAGGGCACTGCTATTGCCTCAACCTACGGTGGAGCGCTCCGCTACAACACCAGTGCTACTTGGACTGCTGGAGAGGCTAAGACGGTCACCCACAGCCTTGGGACGAAGGCAGTGGTCGTTTCCGTGTACGACTCTGGCGATGCTGCGGTGCTCTGTGACGTGGTAACGGCCACGACCAACACCCTGACCGTCACAATCAGCCTGGCCGGGACATACCGAGTCGTCGTTCTAGGGTAAGATACCTCCATGGTGAGAATTCTTAGCGACCTAACGCTTGACGCGGCAACAGACGACTTGACAGTTGACGGCACTATTACTTCTGCCGGATACATCAAGAGCGGCATGACTGCCCAACGCTATACCAACGGCGGATCTGCAGTCAGTACCACTAGCGTTGGCACTGATTACGTTGATATTTCCGGGCACACGGTAACGTTTACGCCAAACTATGTTGGTCAGCGGTGGCTGATTACCTTCACGGCGGCATCCCATACGAATACAAACACTGACCAATACATTATTTATCAAATCTTTATTGACGGCGCCGCTTTTTTCTTTGTTCGAACAGTGAACATCGAAGGCACACTTAACTACACAACTAACGTTAGCGGAATGGATGTATACACATCTGTTGGCACAAGCGCCGTTGTGTGCAAGGTCGGGGTTCGCATGCAGACAACCACGGGAGTTACTGTAAGCACATACTATGGCCGGCTCAACGCCGTACCGCTAACGTAAGGGGAAGCCATGAGCGAAATTGTTTTTATCATGACTGCAATTTGCCGGACAGCTGAGTGTGAGGCGAGCGGCATCCCAAACGTGTATGAGCAAGAGGATGGTATTGATTTTCTTGTGCATTGTGGGCAATGCCAACACATTATTGAAGACATTACGGCAACGCCTAAAGAATAATACAAACATAATCTTTTTTTCGTAGACGCAATTGCTAATGCAATTGCGTTTTTTATTTGAGATAATCAATGCGTCACCAAGGAGATGGAGGGCGCATGACAAAATCACAATCAGAAATTATTTTGGATCGTCTTGATCGCATTCAGCGAGACATTGACGCGCTCAAAAACGAAATGGCTGAAACGAGGGGCGCTTTTCGACTTGCAAAGTTTGTCCTTGCCATTCTCGGACTTTCAGGAGTTGGCGGACTCATTACGTGGCTATCGGGGCAGGGACAATGAATACTAGGTTTCTTACTATCCTTGCTTCTATTTGGCTTATTGCAGCCACGCTTGCGTACAGCGTCATTGCCTCGCCAGTTTCTGGCGCGCAAAGCAACTACGTAGACGCAACCAAAGACTTCTGGATTACCGTCCCCGAAGCTGGGTCGCTGCACCTTTGGACCGACCTGTGCGACGACAGCACCGCCCCTTGGTGCCCCGGCACGGTTGACTCCATGCTTTGGCTGTACGACAGCAACGGCACTCTTCTCGCTGCCAACGACGACTCGTACACGGATCACACTGGCGGCTACTCTCTTGCCTCAACCATCATTATCACCGTAGACGCCGGCGAGTATCGTGTGCGCGCTGGGGTGTGCTGCGGCGATCCTACGGCAGACCGCTTCTACGGCAATCACTACTACCTCATTAGCAACTTTGACGCTGAGCTTGCTCCTGGAACGCCGTCTGCAACGTGGACGCCAACGCCTCAGCCAACTCCCACGCCCACACCAACTCCTACCCCGACACCAGAGCCAACGCCTACGCCTGTGCCAGACCCATACCTCAACGCCCCTACCGGCCTTATGGTCACCGTGTACACAGATGGCAACGTCTATCTGACGTGGAACGCCCCAGAGGCAAGCGGTACCGACGTTGAGCGATACGGCGTGTTCTGGACCACTGGGGATTTTGCTGGTTGGGCTGCCGCCTCCAGCGAAACCAATATGGGCATTGCCAGCAACGTCTTCGTTATTACGGGCGGCGTTGACCAAACGTACACATTCTGGGTAAGGGCTGACAACGACACGCTTAGCGTGTATTCGCCTATCTCAGGCACGGTGTCCGTGTTTGTGCCAGCCCCGCCGCCACCAACCCCAAGCCCAACGCCTGAACCGACCCCTACGCCGACCCCAGAGCCCACACCTGAGCCGACCCCTTCTCCTACCCCAGAAACCCCAGCACCAAGCCCTAGCGTGGCTCCTACGCCCACGCCAGAGCCTTCTGTAAGCCCGTCGCCGGTGCCAACACCGACGCCAACCCCGGAGGTAACAAATGAGCCGACACCGGACCCGACTGCCACACCCGAGCCGACGCCCGAGCCAACAGAAACCCCTACGGAGTCTCCTGCCCCTTCTGTTGATCCCAGCCCTGTACCTACTGACACACCTGGACCAATTGATCCGGGCGCTGCAGTAGAGGCTGTTACGGAAGCCGTAGGAGAGGCTGTCGCGGCAGTCGGAGAGGCAGTAAGCGCTGCTGTTGACACTGTTGCAAACCTTGGTAATGATATTACCGAAGAAGAAAAGGAAGAGGCCCGCACGGTTGTTGGGCCCGCAGTAATCATGACGACTATTGCACAGGCCGCAGTGTCAGCAGCTGCCGCAAAAAGTGCCACCAATTCTGGTGGTGGCTTTAGCGGTGGTGGTGGAGACGGCAAGAGCAAGGGTCGGGCGGGTGGTCGTCGCCAGGGGGGCGGCGGCGCAAAGCCGCAACAGGCTAAGGCGCAAGGAAAAACAGCCCAAATCGGGCAGAGGAGAGGTCTAAGATGAGCAAGTGGAAGAGCCTGTTAGTGCAGGCAATTAACGACGTGGTAAGCCAGTCGTGGACCATCTTTGGTCTTCTGGTTGGTTGGATTGTTCTGCCAGACGGCGAGACGCGAAACTTTGTAGGGGCAACCCTTGGAGTCCTAACGCTTGCCTGGGTAGTCACCATGCCGCTTCGTGTGTCCTTTGACGACGAAGAGTAGTGTATAATCGCCCTATGGCGACATATGATTACGCATGCAAAAAGTGCAAGGTTGTGGTGGAGATCGTTCACCCCATGTCCGATGACTCGGAACACCCCTGCCCGCGCTGCAAAAAGTCCATGCGCAAAATGATTTCTCTTAGCGGTGTTGTGTTCAAGGGAGAAGGTTGGTCCAAGATTGACCGCAGGGGCACAGGCACCGACATTTATCTTGACTAAAGAGAAACGCCCCGCACATGCGGGGCGCTCTCCGTATCAGCCGTCCTAGTTGGCGTTAACGCTTAAACCAGGACCCGACCTTCCCAAGAAGGGACTTCTTTTCAGCCTTTGGGGCCACAACGGCCTTCTTGGCAGGAGCCTTCTTCACCGGCTTTGCAGCTGCCTTAACGGCAGGCTTCGCAGCTGGCTTAGCAGCAACCTTCGCAGCAGGCTTTGCAGCCGGCTTAACTGGGGCCTTTGGGGCCACCTTGTTATTCTTGACCATTACTGGCCTCCTTGTACTTGCGGCTTTCTGCCGTAAGACAACTATACCACATTACTTTGCGGCTTCGTCGTCCCACGTCTCGCCGGCAAGGCTGCCAGCAAGCTCGTCGGCAATGCCGTCGCCGTCAGTGTCAATGGCCGAGCCCTGGATGTGCGCGGTGCTTGCTGCCTCTTCGCGGGCAACCTTCACCTTTCCGACGCCAAACTTCGTGTCCTCTGGGTTGAGGGCTCGGACGATTACCTGGAGGGTTGCCGCAATGGCACCCGAGGCAACAGTTCGGAAGTCGTCGTTGCTCATGTCAAGGATTGGGGCGCCGGTGGCAAGCATTACTGCAATACCGGTGGCCAGTCCGACGCGGAACGCTTCAAGAAGCGCTTCGTCTACACCCGTGTTGTCAAGAATCCACTTAATCTTTGTGCCAATTGCGCTCATAATGAACCTCCTAATTACTTCTTGATGCCAGTGCCGCCGCAGGCTGGGCAAGGAACCGGCTTAACCGGAACTGGCGCAGGCGCTGGGGCTGGTGCTGGAGTTGGTACTGGCGCAGCAGCCACAACGGTGCCCGCCTCAATGATGATGGTGTGCTTGAATGCTGGGGCAACGTGCTTCTTTGAGAGGCGCTTGCTGTCGCAAAGCTTCAGCAGGGTCTCCTCGCTGATTCGCACGCCGAACTGCTCCTTGCCCTTGCCGGATCGCGTTGGGCATGCCCACTGCCATCCGAGCTCTGGGTCCCACACTGCGGCAGTCATGTGACCGTAGGTTCGGTTAGGCTGCTTCTGCTTAACCCACCACCAACGCTGCCACTTTGCATGCCACTCGGACACTTCAAGGTCCTTTGGGTAGCCAAATGGCTGCTCCACCCAGACGCCAATTGCAGCGCCCTTCTTGGCGCTAGTAATGACGTCGTTCCAGTCCTTGGCCCAGCGCGCCTTAGCGCCAAGCACCCGGGCGGTCTTAATAAGGTCGCCAAGGCTTGAACCGTTGTCGGACACGCCCTGCTTCTCAACAAATCCAGTAGCCTTTGCCTTGGCGGCAATGCCATCCCCTGCGGAAAAGTCTCCGCCTGGGGCGTACTTGTTCACCCAAGAAACGCATGCTGCTATAGACGATGGACCGCAGTCATCAAGAATGCCGCCCTTCTCCTCGTGGTCAAGCTGTGACTTAACCCTAAACTGAACTCCCATAAGAACCTCCATACTGAATTGCCCTCTCGTGGGCTTACAGTATTTTACCTGGAGGTAGTTATTTATTCACGCCCTTCGAGTTCTGCGAGCCTGGCTTCTAAATCGTTGATCCGGTGTAGTAGCGCGGCAATGATGACGCGTTCGTCGTATCCGTCTGGCAAGCCTTCGCCGTCATAGGTCACGGCGCAGCCAAGCCCCGCCTCTGCAATCTCTTCAGCAATAAGTCCAAGCGTATGCTTGCCGCTCGGCACCACATTGCCCTCAGCATCTTTCTCCAAGGCTTCGTAGTGGACTGCTCGCAGGTTTTTTGCTGCAGCCAGCACTGCATCATCAGCCTCAACGATGTTGGTCTTGGCGCGGCGCGTTGATGAGTCGCGGCGCAAAGCGTATTCGCCATCGCCAAGGAGAACCCAACGTGCGCTGTTGGTCGTCAGGGTAGTAGTGTTTGGGATTGCAGTAAGTTCACCGTTACCGGTGACCGGAACGGTAACGTCGGGTCCGTATAGATAAATGTCGCCACCGCCAGATGCATTGAGTGCTGTGCCTGAAGTGCTGGCCGTGAACGCTGCTGCGCTAACGCTTGAAGTAGCGGTGATTGCGCCTGTTACATCTAGGGAGTCATTGAGGTCAAAGTTGCCGTCGTGGTCTAGCCGGAAAGATCCCTGACCACCCGGGAAGAATGTGTCGGCCACAAGCGCCGTGTACGCTGAGCCGTCGGTGTTTTTAATTGCAATGCTGTCGTTTCCCGCAGTAGCAGAAAACGCGCGAATAGATCCGCCGTTGCCGCCCTTGAAAATGATAGCACCTAGTGCACTTGTGTCGGATACCCCTATCTCAAAGTCGCCCGATGTGGCAATATCGTCTTTTCCGCTTCTTGAAAATAGGTTTGCGCCGCCGGTGTAGGCGGGGCTGGTAAGCGGTGTGGTAAAGACGATTTCCCCATCTTTTGGTTTTGGCGTCCCTCCCCCGGTAACCGCTGGGTCGCCGCCAATGTTTTCAAAGTTAGAACCTAGAGCAATGGAGCCAACGCCAATCATTCCTGGGCTGAGGGTTGCTGCGATTGCATCGGCAATAAACACGCCACCGGGGGCCACAAGGGTCAATGTTTTGTAGCCACGCACCGTTGCGGAGGAAAGTGTCGCCGTGCCCATTGCATACGGTGCGGTAAAAGTAAATGTTGTTGCACTGACAGTTTTTACGCGAACTGCTTCACTTTGACTGTCTGTGCTAGTCCAGTTTGTTCCAGAAACACCGTGGAACGATACGTATTGACCGACACCAATGTCGTGGCCGGATTCAATTGTAACGGTAATAGTCGCGCCAACAGTAGAAGAGGGGCCATCTCCAGTAATATCGCTAATTGTCCAAGAAGAATACGTAGATGCGGCCATTGATGCGGCGTCGTGATCAGACCAAACCGTAAGAAGCGAACCGCCGACGTTTGTTGTGCCAACGGCGTTTGGCTTTAGGTTTATAGATCCGACTTGCGATGCGCCAACAGCGGCAACGTTTGAGTTGCTGAGGGTCACATCTGAGGCAGTGACGGAGCCGGTATTGCTAACAATAAAATTTGTTGATGTAATTGCTGCGGCACTAAGGCCGCTTAGAGTTAGGGTATTAGTTTGAATTTTATCAGCAGAGACAGTAGCAATTTTTGCGTTAGTGACTACCCCTGACCCGAGAACGTCGGATACGGTAATGGCGTCAATGGCGCTAATGCTTCCAATTCCTGTCAGGCTGAAAGAACGAGCGGTAATGTTTCCAGCTTTGTCTACCACAAAGTTTGCCGTAGCGGCGTTTGAGTCGCCTGCCCAGAAACGATAGTTAGCATCCGCGCCGCTCATCACCGCCACGTTGTTGCCAGAGCCAACGCTTACATAGCCAGAGCTATCCGCGACGATGTTTGTAGCCGTTAGGGCAGTTGCCCCAATAGTGAAGCCGCCAATGCGGCCACTTGCCGCCGTAACAGTGCCAGTAAAGGAACCGCTGGTAGCGGTAACTGCCCCCGTAATAGTGGCGTTAGTCGCCACAAGATTGCCGTCAAGGTCAACAGAGAACTCTGCGGAGGCCGGTGTAGCATTGCCTGCCCAGATACCCTGGAACGTTGGTGAAGTAGCGTCTGGGTAGTTGCCAACGCGCACAACCTGGTTTGCATTGATGTCCCCGCCCACGGTAATCTCGTCCGCCGTGACCGTGCCGATGTCAATGAACGATCCGCCAGCAGTTACGCCCAGCAAAACGGTGCCGTCTGACTTACGGATAACAATGCTGTCGTTGAGCACCTGGAAGACTGGCTCTCCGCCATCCTGGGTCTTGGCCGTGCGGATGTTTAATGAGGCAGAGGTCAGGTCGCCGTTTGACGTGACGGAGTATGCCTTGCGCACGCGGATTGCCACAGGGGCGTCAATGGACGGAAGCGACTCGGAGGAGATGACCGCACCAAAGTCAAGGTTAAAGCGGTGGCGGAAGTAAAACTCTCTTGTTGAGGGAACGCTCACGACATACCAGACGCCAGAATAAACTGGACCGCATGATGCAAGCTCAACGTAATCGCCAATGACAAAGTCATGGTCAGTTACGGTTGTAACAAATACGGAGTAGATTCCCGCTGGGTTTGGGCCAGAGATGCGCTGCGCATCTATGGAGAGAACCTGATTGGCCTTAGACATTGTTGGGATGTATTGCTGGCTCTTTGCGACTAGGCCGGATTCCAGCGTGCTCTTACTCGTGTTGGTCACCGTGTAGGTAACGCCGGTGCCTACGGTGTCAACCGCAACAATCTCCGCGTAGCCAAGAGGACCGTCGTGCTGGTCAATGATGCCGACGTTAGCGTTCTGGCCCGTAGGGCGAGTGAGTTCGTTTGGGTCGCCAAAGTAGGCGCCAGTAACGCGAACGTAATCGCCGACCTCAAACATTGCACTTGCCCCAACGGTAGCGGTGGTAGTGCCAGACTCATACGTACCCCAGGAAGCAAACTCGGCGTAGACGGTGTTCTCGGACACCGTAGACCAGTCTTGCAGGTAAACATAGCCGCCAGTAAAGCCCTGCTGAGCCTCAATGGCATCAAAGTCGGAACCGTAGGAGCGGCTATTCCACGAGGCAATCGTTTGTATTTGCCCCGTACGCATGAGGTTTGCATCAAGCACGCCGGTCTTAATGTATGAGGCGTTAATGGTTGCGCTGTTTGGACCAACGGAAATAATGGAAGAGCCAGCGGGCACCACTTGTCCCGAAGAGTTTTGAGTTGGTGCCGGGTTGACAATGTTAATTTCCGGCCCGTCAATAGATATCCCAGAGACGGATTGCCCAGCGGACGCAACGGGGTCGCTGCGAAATAGTGTTCTCTTTCTTTTGCCAGATATTCTTTGCATTGCCATATTAAAGTACTTCCTTGCCACCAACGGTGACGGCATCATCGGCCATTGGGTACTGTACCCAATCGGAGTAATTATACACTGGTGTTGTGGCTGTGCCAAATTGCGCTATTGCGCGAATGCGGAACTGATAATCTTGGTCAATGTTGAGGTCGCCAGCGCCATCATCTCCGTCCACTGCTAGTGCGGCAGCGTTCCATGAGGCCCTTGTTGTAGTCCCCTTGCCTGTCTTAAGCGTCGTTTTCGTATCTGTTAGCCAGGGACCATAGGCACCCTTCAGTGCTGTTTTATAAGCAACGTTAAGATCTGGCGCGGATTTTCCAAGGATAAAGCCAGCGGGGGTGCTCTTGAATTGCTCTTCAGTTGCCTCGTTAGTGTCTTCTGGCGTCATAACGTAGTACTTAAACCCGTTTTGTATTTTATCTTGAATTCTAAACGTTCCGTTAAGAGTTAAACCAGAAGGAACAGTTTTATTGCCTAAATTCTCCGGTGCTCCTGAAATTGTTACAGGAGATCCAATTACCATGCCTGTGTATTTACCATAAACAGTAACAAGTGTTTGCGGGTTACCCCCGGAAGCAGCGAAGGCTATTAATTTTTCTCCATCTTTAATACTAGATCCCTTTTTACTAACCTGTGCCAACTTGCGCTTACGTGTGCGCACTTGGATTTCAAACCCACCAGTCTCTACCCCCCTAGTTGTTGCGTCGCCAAAAGGATACGACCAACTCAAATCAAAAATAGTCTCAATAGTGTTTGCAAAACCGTCTGGGTCCGTTGCCTCTACGATAAACCTTTGCGGGGCCGGTGGTTTTTCTGTCGCTGGCGAAGCAGAAGCAAGATCCACGGCAATAACGCGGCGCCCGATTAGCACCAGAGCATTCTTTTGATAGTCTGGCTCCTGCTGAAGGGTGACCGTGTGGTACATCTCTGGGCCAATAAGTTTGGTGCTCTGGCTCTTGACAATCATTGGCTCCCAGATATCTACCTCAGACCACAGGTACGGGATTACAGAGCCAGGCGTAAGTAGCCCCGGCAGTCCGTTATTAGGGTGCTCAAATTGATAGCTACCCGATGCTTGGCCGCTCTCGCTAAAGAACGCCTCAGCTTTTCCAGAGACTTCTTTCAAAGTCCTAGCGGATTCCTCTGCCTTGCTTCCCTCTACAATCTTGCCGTGTGAATTCCAAACACCCTGAACATGGTCAAAGGTGTACTCCATTAGTTCTTGGTTTGAGGAAATAGCGGTAGTAGTTATTCCGTTTTCGTCAGAATCTGGAATAGTGGTGTAGAGGTACAGCCTGTTTGCCGAAGCTCCTGCGCTGCGGATATTGTCGGGGGACTCAAATGGATAGGTTGCCATCGGCATGTCGGAACTTGTTTCCCCGCTGTTTAGCAGCAAAACGTCGTTGCTGTAATTCCCCTCGTCCGCAAAGCCAAATTCGCCAGTAAGTTTTACTGCGCGGATATCGGTCCAGTAGTGAGTCTCTGATGCTCCGCCTGCAAGCGCAAGAAGACCAACCGTAAATTTAGAGCTCCCGACTGGGATTTTTACAATCTTCCACATCTTGCGCCATTCGTCGTTGTTGGCCCAGCCGCTGTACAGGTCCACGTAGCTGTTTGCATAGCCAGAACCAACCGTGTTTGTGGCAGCGGAGTAAAAGTGAACGCGCACTGCCATGCGGCTAGTGTCCGAAGACTTTACATACGCAGAAACAAAGAACAGGTCACCAGCAGCTAGTGTCTCCTCTGATGGCCCAATATTAATAAAATCTGAGTAGACTGATGTTGCGGAGGTTCCAGATGACTTCATAGCGTAGCCATATCCCCACGGGCCTGCAGTCCGGTCAAATTCGCCAGCGGTATCCTTTGCAAGGGTGTGATTTTCGGTGGTGCCGTTCCAGCGCTTCACGCTCCCAGTGCCCCGATCATTCTCAAACATTGGGTTCTCTACCAGATTGGCGGTGCTAATCTTGCGGTATTCTAGCTCCTTGTTTTTGTTAACCCAGAATTGCGCTCCACTATTCTTTGAAATGAAGTCAAGAACCTGACGAAGTGTCCTGCCGCCAAACTGCGTGTCCTTTACCTGGGATGCTTCAGCCAGGCGCTGGTTTGGGACATTATTAATGTCTCTGTAGTCTGGCTCATAGTCTGGGTCAATCAGCGAAACGAGCCCGTACTTGTGAAGGAGCCAAGCGCGCAGCAGCTCGGATTCATTCTTTGGGCTTGAAGCAGGGAGGCGATCAAAGCCTATGATCTCGCCAATGTATCCGTCAAACGGCTCTTCGTATGTATTAAGAGACGCGATTCCCGCGCCAACAACAACAGTGCCAGGGCCATAGCCGACTGAGTCTAGGCTGTCGTGATCAATCTCAATGCCCGTGGACTGATAGAGGACACCGCTTGTTGCCGTGCCGGTTTCGTCAAAGTTTTTGTAAGCGGTAATAGACGCAATTCTGGTTGACCTATTGACGTTCACGACAAATTGCAGAACGCACTCTTCTTCATCTTCAATAGTGATGTCGTCAATAGAATACTTTGTAAACGAACCAGCGCTTACGCACAGCTGAACAAACGGGTGGTTAGATGAATTTATACCAAACGCCATGTATGTGGATTTATCCCCTCGCTGCAGTATCCTCATGTCGGACGTCGTGGTATTTGGCCTAATGACAAATGTCCACCACTGGTGGTAGTCAAGGCTGTCGGTTCCGACGCTATAGTCCTTAAACGATGGGTAAAGCGTGTCAGTGCGCAACAGGTTGTACTTGCTTTTAACAAAGTTTAATGCCTTTCTTCCCCCGATAAACACATCTGGGTTTCTTGGCATAGTCGGAGCCGTTGCTCCAGGCACATAGGCTGCCCTTGTTAGGATGGTGCAGTCTGTCGGGGACCCAACTGTCAGGCTGCCGCTTTGGAACGTAAACGTATTGCTACCAGTAACGGTTAACTGCTTTGCCGTATCGTCAATTGCGCTTAGGTTGATTGGGCTGCCCGCACTAGGCGTAAATACAATGCCGGGCTGCCGGTCACCAAGGTTATGCGGCTCGTCGGTCTCAACAAGGTATGTTCCGTTAGTTGATGTAAAGGAGCCATTTCTCGCTTTGGCCAAATATTCATAGTAGTACATCTCCGCAAGGGCTCCGCTGCCGTCCTTAGGAATCTTCAAATCGTTTGCGTAGTTTTTGTCTGAGGTCCCATCGGTTGCCTTGACAGTAAATGGGGTTGTTAGCGTTGAGGCTCCCGTAGAGTCAATCCAGTTAGTGGTTTTTGTTGTGCTTGGTCTTTTCCCAGTAAAAGTTGCTTGTGGCTTTGTGGCAAAAGAATTTAGAAGCTCTGCCTTAAAAGTAATAGTTGCGGCGCTTGTAGCGGACATTACGCCGTTTGCGGCAATTCCGCCAACTCCAAACGAAGTCTCAAAGGTAAATTTTCTGGCATTAATTCGGCCAATCCCAGAAAGGTTAATGTTATTGGCAAGAGAAACCCCTGCAACCCCGCCTATGCCCTTAAGGGTAAAACCAAGAGTCGGGAAATATAGCTCTGCACAGTCTTCCGAAAGCTCAACCTCAAAAGCGTCTTTTTGTGTCGTTGGATTTGTGCAGCGAATAGACTTAATCTTGTACGATCCGTCCCCCACGGAAACACCAAAGACATTGCCAGCATTGCCGACAATAGTGATTTTCTTTTTTGCGGTTGTTGGCGCAACGTTGTTAAAATTCCATTGGCCCGCCCTAGTCATTTCTCCAATTGAGGCAAAGTACACCTGATCGCCAGCAATGCGGCCGTGCTTTTTTACTGTAGTGAAACGGAATACGCCGTTGAGGTAGCTCCAGTCATTTATCGAAGATTGACTTACCTTAGTTACGCTTCCTGTTTTCCTTTCAAAATCGGCTACTCTGTAAGGAATGGAGTCCCCTTTTTGAGTGTCTACGTATTCAATAATATCTGCGCTTACAACAGATCCAGCAGCAACGGTATATGCGCCAATCTCTGCAGTCAACGGCTGATCCTGTAACCATTGAATGTAGGGCTTACCTTCTGTTTTTCCTCGCTGGTCGTTGTGCTCGTCGTTGCCAAGCACTGAACCAGCGTTAATAATTGTGCGGATACCAGCAAACTTGTTTTCATATCCAAGGTTTGTCGTGCTAAGGTCAAGGTATACAGATCGACCTGAGGAAAATGCGTCTTTAAGCTCTTCGGTTAGCGTATCTGCAAAATACAGCGTCACTATGCCGTTAGCCTGCCAGTATAGGGACATAGCATTATAATTGGAAGAAACGCCGTAGTGCTTGATTCCACCGATTCTCCTTGGAACACTTGTGTCGAAAAGTGATCCGCCAACGCCGCTTACTGTAATCGCCTCGTGCTCAACCATCCCCTCTCCAATTCTTGACACTACGATTCCCAGGGCGGATGAGGTATCAGCGCCAAAGTTGCCAAAAGTTTTATCAATAATCATGTCAAACGGAGTCCCTGCGGAGGTTAGTGTGCCTGTTGAATCTGCCCCCACGACAAAATCTTGACCGCTATTTACCGCAAGGATTGTTGCTACGCCGCCTTCTGCTTCTAATGCTTGAATGACGTTAAGCGGCACAATGTCAATTATGGAAGTTGGGTTGCGAACAAGGCCATGGCTATCAGTTGTTGAAAGCTGTAAAACATCACGCTTAAAGTTGGTGTCAAATGACCTTTGCAAACTTGATACCGTTGTTTGCTCTGGCACCTCTCCAAGTACCAGGGAGCCGGTTGCAACCCCAACGTCTGCGCCTGTTTCTACAAGAACGTTACTTTTTGTTACGGAGGTGACCTTGGCATTTGTGCAGTAAACGTTGCCTGGGATGGAAACTCTATCGCCAGAAGAAAATGCGTGTGCCGCAGCGGTAAATGTGGTTACTCCGCCTACCGAATTTACCGCACTGTAAGACTGCGCGGTAAATGCGGCAACATAACCAGCGGCGGCCCGGTAGTTTGTCAGCGCTCCAAGTCCTGGATTAAAAGGCCTGGCAATAGTGAAGGTGTTAGTGGCTTTTGCCACAACCTTTTCCCTATGAATGACGGAGCCGGAGCCGCTGTTGGGGTAAATGTTTACATAGTCACCAAGGGAAAATGGGTGAGCGGTTGCTGTGACGGTTAGCCTTTTTGTCGTGGTGTCCCACGTTGGAGTTCCAGATACGGCTGCGCTCTCTGCGGTAAAGATGTTTGCACTGCCATATGAAGTGAGCGTAACCGTCTTTCCGCTCACGGCGCTGACTGAATAAAGCCCAGAGAATGGCGGAATTAAGCCAAGGATTCTTACAACCTGGTTTGTTGTAAAGGAATCCGCCTCCACGTTAAGCGTTATTTTAATTTGATTTGCGGCAACAAGCTCATAAGCAACAATGACTTCAGCAATAATTGCAGTTAGCTCTCCAATCCCGCTCTCTTTTCTTGCGTGGATAATGCGGTATCGGTTTGTGCGGGATTCAAGATATTTCTGATCTTCCTCAAACGTTGTTACCCTGCTTGGCGTTTCCCGGCTTGGGAATACTTCCATTCCTGGGTCTTCTGATCCGACAATCAGGCTAATGCTGCTAAAATCTTTGGTGTTATCTTCAAGCTTAGCGCTAACATCTTCAACAGAAAACGTGTTGTCAAAGCCCCCTTCAAACTGTTGGGTTTCGTTAATTTTAAAGTTATTTAACCTGATTGTTTCGCCTGGTTTAATAGCATGATGCTTGCTAGTGTAAAACTTCAAGGTACCGGCTTGTGCGTTGTGCACCGGCACCATGACAATCTCTGCAGTTGCAGAGCCGCCCAGGGTAAATACTGCATCGGCACTATTAATTGTCGCGTGGATTACGGAAGAAGTAGTATTTTCGTTAATTTCAAATATTCTGTATGCTGGAATGTCTCCGGTTAGAACGTCGTCTACTTTTCTTAGGTAAAACTTATCTCCTTCTACAAAGTTATTTGCCACCGTGACCAGCAATTCTCCGCCAGAGATTGCAATGCTGGCCCGGAATGTACTTTGCAGCCGGTGTTGCTTTGGTGCTCCGTTATTAATGATGACTTTTGGAACATGCTTGATAACGCTAGTGTTGGTCGCCACAATAGGATCATAGGCATACGCATTAAGGTTTGGCGAAAACTCCGCAACGAAATCCGCAACTGTCGTAATGCGATCAATGGCGTTGCTGTCTTCGTAGGCTTGTGCTGGGTAGCCAGGAAGCCACTGTCGAAGGATTGGGTTGTAGCGAAGGGTTTCTATGTGGTCAACGTTGTCTAAGTAGTTAATTCCAAGACCGTCGTAGTCTTCGTTGTATGGGTCCGTAGATCGAATAGACTCAAAGATAGAGGTAGTGATTGCTTGAATTTCAAGAGGGTGTTCCTCATCGTAATAGAGCAAGCGCGCCTCCGCCTCTCCGCCAGAGCTTTCATACGCAATTTTAAAATTGTTTGCGTCGGCAACGTCTGCAACTGTTGCTGAGTACCAAGTCCCATCGGCGGTTGTAACGGCAATAAAACTACCAGTCCACGGGGCGAGCTGATTGTAGGTCTCAGGAGATATTAATACGGTATCCCCGCCAGACAGACCATGCGACGTGCCAGTCGTAAATGTGGCTATGGTTGTGCTCTCTTTTCTCGCAACCGGATCGTATCCAGAAGCAAGGAATGGGGAAACAATATTCGCGTTAGTAAACGGGGTGGAGGCGGTTGCGGATGGGGTCGCTACGCGGTGAACAAAGAAAAACTTGCGAGAGTTTTCAATAATGTCAACAATGTATTTTGTGTTGGAAAGTTTAGCAATGCCGTTCCATAGGCTTGTGTCCGTGTGCGATTGATTGTTTACCTTTAACGCCTGCCCGACTTGCAGCTGATGGTCTTCCGCGCTGTCAACTACGACCTCATGATTCCACAGCTTGAACTGCTGGCCATCCGCAATCATGGCCCCAGCATTTGCGGAATCGCACACCTGGTAGTAAATACCAGAGGAGTTTGTACCCTCCCAAAGCCCAACAACTTGATACTCATAGCCGCTGCTGCTGTATTTAAATCTTTCGTTACGGCGGATTCCGTGAGTGGTTGTGGTTTCGGCTTTTTGCACTCCGTTGTCTGAATCATATGAGACCTGGGTAAACGTGTACGAGGGAACATCAGGCGTGCTAATAGAGATTCTATTGACGCCTATTCTTCCCGCCTCATACAGCTCGCCACCAACAATCATCTCCCAGCCGTAGGTGTCCTGAGGTACGCGGTAGCGATCAATAACGCGCTCGTCTAGCAGGGCGGTATAGTCCGCACACGTGAGCTGCTGCAAGATCACCCCGCCAGCGCGCTTCTCCTCTACGGACATCATGACGCCACCGAAGAGCAGCTCGCTTACTTGAACATAAAGTATTGCGGTATTGGTACCAGAAGCAACAGCGGTCTGGGAAATGGTTCTGGACGTTGCTTCGAGGTAGCTAATTGTGGTGCTGGTAACGGCGGTAATCGTTCGTTGGCCGCCAAGCATTAAGGGGTCTGGCGAACGCGCGGTGTCCCCAGCCAGGGTAACCACCAACGAGTTGCCCACAGTAAGCGTGTGGGACTGATTGAGTGTGAGCGTTACCGTAGTGCCGCTTTGGCTGTAGTGCGTTACTGCGTAGTACTTAGATAGGTCGCCATACGACTGAGATATCTTTATCTCGCTGCGTAGCGGGATCTCAAACCTAAACGTTGGGTCTAGCAGCGCTTCGGCAATAGACTCAGCTTCAGTTGCAGCGTACTCGTTCCAGCGCTTGCCAGAAAAGGGAAATAGCGTATACAGGCCAATGTCCGCATTGGCAGTTGATCCGTCAGCACTTGATGTAAATTCAAAAGCGTCGGAGTCTACTCGACCCGTGACGTCGTAAAACGCCAACGGGTCGGTAGCACCTTCAAACCTGGGCTGTATTTCTACTTTCAGGTCTTTTGTTATATTCATCAACTTGGCCTCATGAAGCCTGCCGCACGGAGGGTGCGTACCTGTGCCGAACTTACCTTCTCGGCAAGTTTATCAATATCTGCGGCATCCGACACAACAGGGTTGTTAATGGTGACGGACGCATTGATTGTCGCGCCTCCGCCAGCCATTCGCAAGTCCCCTGGAGCCTGCAACGCTTGCAGGCCAGTATTTGGCAACATGTAGCCACTGCTGTCAGGGATCATAAGCTCTGGCCCACGCTCACCAACAAGGTACGGTGTGTACTGCTTGATTGGCCCACCGAAGGCTCGCGCAACTGGCTCCGTTGACTTTCCGCCAACCATCGTTGAGCCAGTGCCGCCCTTAACAGGATTCCAGTTTTTTGGCATGACCTTTGACCATTCCCTAAAACCAGTAAACCCTGGCAGCATTTCGGTATAGTTTTTAACCCACCTAGGTTCCATTCCCATAAGCGAGAACAGCTCTTCGCTTGACCTAAATTTGCCAATATTCTCTGGTCTCCACATAAATGGAGGAATAATCATTCTTTGGGCAGCGAGCATCTTGTCTTGTGCTTGCTCTTTTTCGGCAGCGGTTAAAAGCTCTGTGTCAAAAAACGCTCGGCCAAGATTAAACGGTATTCCATAATCTTGCTTATTTTGCTTAACCAGGTCTTCGTAAGAAGTTCCGCCTGGATCACCCTTACCAAAAATGCTTTCCCATCCCATTTGGCCAAGATAACCAATGAATGGCGCAACTTTTCCGACAACGTCGGCAATGCCACCAGGCAAATCCCAAAGCATGCCGCCCGTCTTGTTTCCAACGTGATACGCGCCCGTTGTTAGCGCAAGAGAAGCAAGCAGGGAACCACCCAGCGTTTCTGGGGCAACTGCTGCCAGTTTTACGGCCGTAATCGTTTCTGCCAACGCGCCAAATCCAACTCTAGCAATTGAACGACCGAGAGGCTCTTTCAGCTTGTCAAGTTCTTCTTTAGTTGCTTCAGACAAAACAATTGGCGGACCAGGGTTGAAATCGCCAGAGGCAAGGCCCTCTGCAATTGTGTAATCCTTCAGGGTGTCATACTTTTTATTTGGATCAAAGCTATCAAAAATTCCCGTAATTGACTCAGTAAAATTAAGCGGGCCACTGCCCAACTGTAGATTTTCGTTTAACGTGGCACGCGCTAGTTCAGATTCAAGAGTCCCGTTTCTTTCAAACTCTCTTTTCTTATTTACCCAATAAGCTTCACTCATTTCCTCAATTCGAATTTGCTCTAGGCGCTTTTCCCACCAATTTCCGTCTTTCTCTTGCGCCTCGTAAAGGTCTGTTGCCCACCCAAAAGAGCTAAGTCCAATAGAACCCTTCTTCCAGAATGGGTACATTTTTCGTTCTGCTTTTCGCAGCAGGTTAGAGTGCTTAAAGAAATCTTCAAGTATGCCACGGCCTTTTCCGCCCACGCCCTCTGGGTAGAATTTGGCGCCCCTGCTCTGCGGAGAAACGTTTGGATCTCCAACAGTTTTTACAATTCCGAGTTCGTTAGGTTGCAAATGCGGCAGCAACCTGCCTGGCTGCAGCAGCAAATCGGCAAAAGGAGTTCCCTTAATGAAAGGAAGCTTTGCAAGTTGGGCAAACCAGCCATACTTGTATTTCCAACCAGTTCCGCCCCTTACAACCGCACCAACTTCACCACCGTGATTTGGTCCTGGCTTTAGCTGCATTCTTACTGGTCCGCCAGCAGCTTGTGTTACCTCGTCGCCAAATTGTCCGCCTGGAACCTCGTCAAGAAGCCTGGTCTCTCCTCCTTCACCTGGCCCAAATGGCGCAAAGATTTGCGTTCTTGCACCAGGAATTGGACGAGATTTTCCTGTTTTTGGATCAACCGTATACGGGAATTCAACGTTTGCCGCAATATCCCCAAGGCTGTCAAGCAGCATTGGGTAAAGCTTCCAGTTGAAAGGAATTGTGGCGGTATCTGGGTCAATTATCGGCGGCTCTGGTGGATCAATTACTGTTGTAACCTTTTCACAATAGTAGCCGCCCTCGCTCCAAACCTTAATATACCCAGGTGGGCAATCCCACGTTGGCGGCTCTGGCGGAATTGGTGGCTCTGGGGTAATTGGATCGTCCATTGGGATAGGCCCACGGCCCCTACCAACGTACCCGCCCGCTGCCCGACCCATGACTGGGCTCCAGCCCATTCGTCCGCCACCGCGAATCTTGCTTGCTACATAGCGAGCGTAATTCTTTGGATAGCGACGCATCATTTCGTTCTTCTGCGCTTTTGTGTTATTTGGGTTAGCCATAAACTCGTTGAAAGAGTTTTGCTGGAAGCCCATAGGGTCGCCAACAAAGCCCAAGCTTCTCTGGAAGCTATCTGTTGGGCTCCAGAACGGATCGTCTTTCCCTACGGGTCCGACATATCCGCCGCCAGCTCGACCAGTTACACCAACCAGACCGCCGTAGTATCGTCCCTGCTTGCCCGCCTTAAGCGCGCCAGAAGAGGACTGCATGCTACTTGGAAGCTGGTGGTTTGGCGTGACGTAGCCGCCACCATTTTGGAACATGGTGAGCATTTCTGGCCCACGCTCCCCAACAATGTATTGACCAGCGCCAACAGGTCCGCCGGCCGCCATTGGCTGCCAGTTCCATGCAGTGCCGCTCCATACCCAGTCACCGTTTGTTGCATACGGTGGCTTATATGTTGGCTTAGGCGGCTTTGTGACCGTTCCTGAGCCAGTAGATGGGGCAAAGCCTTCCCCGCCCGTTCTGGCAATCGTTGGAAGATCGCCAAACTTCTTATAAATCGCGTCAAATTGTGCGTACAAACCATCAAATATTTCGTTGAACTGTGAGCGCTGGATGAATTCATCATAGCCATCGAAAGGCATATTTTGTAGTTTTACCGCAAAATCTCCAAGGTTATCAATAACGCCCGCTGCTTCTTTCGCTGCTTGGGTGCCTTTGTTTTCTATCGCAAATCCTGTAAGTCCCGCTTGCGCCCTGGTGACCACACCCTTTAGGCGATCCCGCTCTGCCAGGACTTTCTTTTTGCTAATCTTGTCAAGACCTTTTTCTACGCGCTCTTGCTGGGCAACTATTGCATCAACGTTTGCCTCTGCGGCAGCAGCTGCCATTGCGGCCCTAACGACATCTGCCATGGTGGTGGAAATAATGTCGCCAAGTTCCTGGAATCGCGTAGCAAATGCGGTGCCCATAATGTCTGCCAAGGCCTCGCCCTGGAATTGACCCGTTGCAAGAATAGATTCAATTGGCAGTCCGGCGTCGCCAAACATTGCGTAGAATTCTTCCTGGGCATCGGCCGCCTTGATCTTTCCTTCTTGAATATCCTTAAGGAGCTTCTGCGCTCGTTCCTGAAGCCTCCTAGCCCGCTCTTGCTGGTCCGCCCCAAGGGTTTGTTCTTTTTCTTGATAATATGTTGAGACCTGCTGATATTGAACGCTGTTTTTTGCTTGCTCAATTGACGTCTCCATAGACGACAGCTGATAATCCGCCTCTTCTTCTTGTAGCTTTTTGGCGGCCTCTCGTGCGGCAATAGCGGCCTCGATTGGATCCTTTTGTGCGTCAAACAGGCCAAGGGTTGCGCGCGCTGCGTTTTCCTGAGCGTCGTTTAATGCATTAAGCTTTTCCTGCTCAGCACGCTGCTCTTTCATTGCAGTGTACTGTTCTTCCAAAACACCAAGCCGCATAATTTCGCCGTTGTGCAACGCGTCAACGTTGTAGATGGCGTCTTCTTGCTCGGCCTTCAACTGCGCGGTTTCTTCCGCGAATGTTTTATTAAGAAGCTCCATTGCCCTTGAAAGGAATTGATCAAATGCAGTTGCAAATGGATCAAAGATCTTGGCAAGCGCCTTGGAAAGCTTGTCTAGGTTCTTTTGCGCGTCGTCTAGGCTTTCATTGAGAAGCTTAAGCGAATCACTTGTGGAGAAGAGCGCCTCGTCTGGCGTGCCCTCTTTATTAAATTCTCCCGTGAACGCCATTCCCTTTCCGCCCAAGCCGAATTTACTAAAAATCATTTCGTCTATTTGCGCTTGGCCAAAGTTCTCTGCAAGATATGCAGCCGGGTCAATTATCGCTGCTGGGAGTGTCGAGGTTGGGAGGCGGTAACCGCCAGCGTAATACATACCCTTTTCGCCAGTGACCGCGCCACTTGACATCCCCGCCCCCGCCGCGAGCTCTGTAATGAGAGAAGTCCCGTCGTCCCTAGACATGATGCCCATAGATACCAAGGCATAAAGCTTGTCGGCCATTTCACTGCCGATTCTTGCTGCAGCATTAGTGTTTGTAGCCTGATTGAATGCGACCATTTGCGAATCAAACGGGCGCATTGCCTCTCTACTCAGGGCGCCAGACTGATATGCCGCAACTTCTTTTTCTACAGTTGCCTTTAAGTAGCCTGCTGTTTTTCCAGCTTTTGTCGGGGTGTAAATTGAAACGCCGGTTTCCCCTTCAAGGTTGTTTGCGGTGTACATTCCAGAAGCAACCAGCTCGTCCATTTCGGACGCTGATTTCTTTATGGTTTCTATCTGATCGTCGATTACCTGCTTAGTGCTATAAGAAGCCTGTCCGGTAAGCGGGTCTTTCTTAATTTCCTTAACTGCAAGCCCACTGTCCTTCCAGGTCTTGGCAACATCTTGCATCTGCTTGCGGTCATTAGCACGACTTTCTTCGTAAGACATAACGGCAGCTTTGTTAGCAGAATTTACTGCTTCATTTGCAAGTACAAGACCTCCCAATAGTGTGCCGAGGCCCATCATGCCGCCGCCCTTGCCAAAGAAGCCGCCTACTTTTCCAAGAATCCCCGAAACTCCGCCCATTGGCGCTATAGCTAGAGCAACCTGGGAAGCAGTCTGCAAAACTGCCGCAAAGCCAATAAGTCCTTGTGACGCTTGCGCAAGTCCATCAATCTGCATACCAAACGCAGACGTAATTGCCTGCACGGCCATTCCGAGGCCACCAAGGGTCATGGCAGCCTTGGATGCCATGCCGGTCATTTCGGCAAAGGCCTCGGTACCGCCACCCATTAGTTGAATGTCGTCAATCGTTGAAGCGGCCGCCACAACAGCAGCTTCTATTTTTTCTTTTGCGGTTACCGGAAGATTTCGGTCTCTTTCCGGTCGACGATTTATAATGTCTTGCAAAGCGCGAGCTTTATTAATCTCGTAGGCAAGCCCCGTTGGGGAACCAGCCAATCCCTGTAGCCCCTCGACGCCTTGGGCAGCTACCCGTTGCGCCGGAGTCATGTATTCTTCGTCAATTGGGAGAGGGTTTAATCCCTGCTCTTTCCTTGCGTTGTTCTCCCTATGTTGTTCAGCCCTTCGCTCATCGCGCATTTTTCTGTATTCGTCAATGTTTAAACCAGATTCAAGAGCCAAAAGCTTTTCATCAGATTCGTATTTATCTAAAAGAATTGACCTGCCGCTCTTTGTAATCTGAGGATCTGCAATAGAGCCAGAGAGAAGGCCTGCCTTCAGCAATTGAACTGTTTTTGCGTGAGTCCTTTGGGCCAAGGCGAGCTCTTCCGCCGAGGCCGCCTCGCCAAGGGCTCGATATCTGGTGACTGGCTTCTGAACGGCCATGCCATCTGGGCGAACCTCGCCAGTGATCTCATATCCGGTGTACGGGATTGGCGCTCCAGCGTATATCCCTGTTGCGTGTTCCTTAAAGTAGCTTGGCGCGGCCCCCTGGCCCGCAAAATCTCCAGGCTTAAAGCCCGTAGTTTGACTAATTCCAATCCCGCGAGGCTCCATCGCCGATACCGTTTTGGGCTCCATCATTGGCTCGCCTGTTTCCGGATTGGACAAAGGCATTCCAGTTGCTGGGTCTATAACGGGAACCATTACTTCTTTTGTTGGCCCAAGAATGCCGTATCTAGAGGCTCCGGTTCGACCGTATGAGCTCATTTCCACAGCAGCAACCTGCATATTTTGCTGCAAGCCTGCAAGCAAACCCGATACGCCGTTAGTGAGAATGGCCATACCTTCGATTGCTGCCTTCTTTACAACAAACGCGCCCATCAAGGATCCGATAAGCGGAGCAAGTTTTTCCAGAACTCCGGCCATTGCACCAAGCCCTGCGGCTATGCTTGAAATTAGCGGAAGGGCTGCCTTTAGGGCAATTACCAATCCCCCGCCAATAATCTGTGCCGCAGCCGCGCCAAGCGCTTTAATTGCAGGGATTAGTGCCTCGGCAATATCTGGCCCAATTTCCATAAGCGGCGCAGCCGCCTGATCAACAGTGTCTGCAAAGCCAAGGAAGTTTGTTTCGTATGCGTTACGCAGAGCGCCAAGAGCCGCAATTGCAAGAGTGATTGTTGCGACTAGCGGGTTTGTGCTTACCGCAGTCATCAGTGCCTTGATTGCCAAGGAGGCAACGACCGCTGCTCGGACTAGGTTATTAGAGAGCAAGTCCCCGATAGTTGCAATGCCGCTGCGCAAGAAATCTATTGCACTTCCCGTTTCTGATCCGCCGAATACCTTGGCAAACAAGTTACCAAAATACAGCATTGAATTAGCAATTACCTTCATTGATGCAGGAATTGCCTCTCTTAGCGTATTCGCAAATCCTTGCAGGCTTTGTCCAATCTTTACAAATATCCCGTATGTTCCCTTTTGCTGCAACAATTCTGAGAAGCGCACAAGCAAGTCACGGATGGCGTTATAAAGAGGGCCAGTCATAACCGCAACAAGCGATTGCGACATATCCGAAATGGTGCTCATGGCACCGGTCATCGTCTTAGAGAGGCGCTCCATTCCGCCGCCGTACTTCTCGCCAAGCCCCTCAATAATTGCCCCTGAGGCAGCCTTTCCTGAAATTCTTCCTGCGGTTGTTAGCCGACGGATTGCTTCAATAGGGTTTGCATACAGGTCATTAAGAATTCTTCTTTGCTCATTAGTCATCTTGTCGCCAGTTGCTTCAATTTCTTGAATCAAAGCCTCTGACAAGATTTCGTAACCAGCAATACCGGCGTTAGCTAGCTGCATCATGTCGTTTTGATACACGCGACCAGCTGATCGCATCTGGCCCAAGGCGTACGTAATGCGCATGATGCGCTCGTCGCCACCACCAAGAGCCGCAACGGCGTCACCGATGTCCTTGATATAGCCGACTAGTTGCCCGGATTCATCTCTTTGGATAACGTCACCAATGTTGAATCCGAACGCTTGCATTCGGACAGCCGCTTCCTGCAGCTGCGTGAAGTAGAACGGCGTAATGTTGGCGAACTCTTTAAGTCGGTCGATCATGCCGGTAGCACGACCCTCAGCAACTCCCATAGAGTCGCCTGCGTTATAGAACAACGTCGAGAACCCAACCTTTGCGTCTTCAAGCGCCTGGTTGAACTGGATAAAGCCTGAAGAAAGGTGGCTAATAGATCGGTAAATAGCGTTTGCTGCGTTCTGCGTAAGAACGAATGCAACAGCCAGTTTTGCCGTATCCTTAAAGGTGCTGATTAATCCGCTGCCGCTGCTTGTTGCAGCGTCTAGCGCCTGGCTAAAGTCAAGCGATCCCTCAGATGCTCGCATAACGGCATCGTCAAAGTCTTGCATGATCCCGACCATTGGCCGAGTCGCCATAAAGGCATTTTTCATTCCAGAGGCCATGTCGCCAATTTTGCTAAGCCCAGGGAACGTATTCATTCCTTGCATGACGTTGTCGAGATCTGAGAAGCCTTGCCCGCCAAATGCAAATGGCATGCTTGTTGCGCCAGCGTCCCCGCCAATCAGCTCCCTGTAATTGCTATCAAATATTGCCTTGCTGATAGATTCGGCAAGATCGGTTGATAGTGGGTCAAAGTATGGCTGCACTGCTGTTGATCCAGAAACAACTGGGCCAACAGGTCCGCCACGTCTCCCTCGCTTTGTTGCAGGAACCCTAGTTCCTGGCTGCGCGCCAAGGAGAGGATGGTCTGGTCTGTACTCTCGTACAAATGGGAGAAGCTCTGGGAACTGCTCTGCAAGTCCGGCAATTGCCGACGAGGCCAAGCTTGTTCTTGCCAGTTCTGTTCCGGCAAGCGGTCTGTCTGGAAGACCGGCCATCCTGCGTACTTGTCCCCTGTAAATCTGATTTTCTTTTCCGCCGCCAACAACTCCGGTGAGAAGAAGCTCAGAAATTGTAGAAAGAAGGTTTTGGCCCGCTGCGGAAACTGCAGCAACCCTGCCTGCTGGCTCTGGAACAAAACCAGGACCAGTGCTTGGTGGTGCCGCAGGTCCAGCCGGCTTCTTCTTTCCCCCCTTACGCTTAGCGCCACCTGCTGCCTCTACGAGTGTGGCAAGCTGCTCTGGATCATCTGCGTCGCTACCTACAATTCCGTGTGGAACCGTCGGACTTGCAGCAACGCCCAGCTTATCCGTAAGCATTGCCGTAAGCGCTGGTATGTTTTTTGCTCTGCCTAAAGTGTCAAGAACAACAGCGGCGTCAAGGATTCTTTCTGGCCTAATTGACTCAAAGACCTTGCTTCGCTCGCTGGCTGGAGTTGCCTTAAGCGCACCTTCAAGTGCTCTGGCAAACATTGCGCCAAGGTCCTTAGGGTTGACGCCGCCCGCAGCGGCAGCGCCAGTAAGCTGGCCAGACATATTCCTTCTCAGTCGAGCAGCAAATTCAGCAACTGGCTTAAGCGCCGTTCCAAAATGTTGCGAAAGATCAAAGGCTCTAAGCAAACCGCCCTGATAGGGATTTGCGCCACCGGCAATTCCAGGAAGGATTGAGCCAATGTCCGTAATTCCGCCTGGGCTGCCGGCTTTTCTTGCTCCGGCATTCATCTGCCGAGTAGAAAGAGCCAAGCTGGCTTCTGTCTCTCCGGGTTGCAATATCTGCGTTGATTGCGCAAGCAGTTCTGCGTACTGGCTTAGGCCCGCACCACGGGATGCTTCCAGCATCCTTACCTGTGGGCCAAAGTGCCCAGGAACGTTGATATGCATACCTTGTGCATTTGGGTCAATGTCAGCTGCCGTTTTTTGGTCAACATATGCTGGCTCATACCCAGCTTTTTCCTTAGGGCTTAGGGCCTTGTACTTAGAGGCCGCAATTGCCCCCTTTGGCAAATCAAAATAGCTAAAGCCTTCAAGATTGTTAGCATCTCCAAGTGGTATGGTCTTTCCGCCGACCTTGCTTCCTTTTGGAACAAACATGTCTTCGCCAGAAATTCCAGAGAATACTCGGTACTGCGAAGGCACCGGGACGCCAATCTTCTTATATACTTCCCGCTCAATGCGGGCGCGCTCTGCTGGATCGGTTACGCCTTTTACGCGATCCGCAGTTTCCAGTCTTGCATTGTCAACTTTTGCGTGAGTAAACTCGTGCGCAAGCGTAGTCAGCGCGCCGCCAAGCGTAACGTTGACTGGATCTTGCCTCCTGCCGCCCAGGTCCATATCGACAGTTCCCGTGCCGCCCTTGCTTACTGGCGAGTAAGACGCCCAAGCTCCCTGGGTCGCAATAGGATTTCCAAATTGAAGATCTATACCGCCAGGAACCCCTGGAGGTGCAAACTTTTGAGCAAAGTCTGCAAGGATATTTGCCAAACCACCAACTGCTTTTGGATCATTGCCAAACTGAGTAAGGTGCGAAGCAAGAGTTGCCGATCCGGCAAGTCTTAGGCCAGGTGGGATTGGAGCCCCACCAAGTCGCGTAAGATTTGATGGTCCGTCTCCGTATTGAACGGTGCTTATTGAAGGAAGCCTTACCGCCCCTGGTCCGCTTGGCTTCTTCTTTTGCAACGCTGGGTTTGCGGCAATCTGCGCAATGTCTGGCGCATAGGTTGAAGGAACCTGACCAAGCATGCTAAACAGCACCTTGCGAAGAGGGATACCCTTCAGGTCGCCGCTCTTAAATGCTGCGGTGCCCGTGTCTTCGATATCCTTAAGGATGCCGCTGAACATGCCCATGATGGACTTGCGTGCCTTTGGTGCAATGCCGCGCAGGGCTTTCTGCATTGATCCGCCAGCAAACTCTCCCTGGCCCGTAGCGGCTTCAAGGATGGTCTTTTGGAACGACTCAATACTCTGCCTGAACAGGCTTGGGTTCATCTTTTGGCCAGCAAGAGATACCTTCAGGTTCTTGATGGCGGTAAGGGTTACCTGCTCAAAGGCGGTCTGCAGGGCTGTGTACGGGGTGCCAGTAGCAGCTCCACCGCTGCGCTTGCTGTATTCGGCAAAGGGGTTTGTCAGGCCGTTCATACTGCCACCCCCTGATCTTCGTGATAGTTCCCGACCGTCCGGCCGGGCTGCGCCCCGCGATTCAGCCATGCGACTCCTAAACGCTTCACGTGCGCGTCTGAAGATAGCATCGACTGTTGCGAGTGCTTCCTGCTCACTATATCCCCCTGCTCGCAATGCTTCAAGCAATTGCGGCTCTATAACTTTTCGCCGCGTCATGATGCCCGCAAGGGTAGCGGCTTCTTCCCTTGCGAGTTTTGTTTGAGTGTCCCGGAACTTTCCGGGGATTCCAATTGGCACATCGCTGGCTGGGCGATATGGCTGTTGTCCAATCCTGCCGGTGCCCGGTGGGCTCAGGGTCAGGTCGTGATCAATGGCGGTCACGCGATAATTTCCAGGAGAGCCTACGCCGCCCTTCGGGTCGGCTAAATTGAGGAGGTAGTTAAGTCCGTGTCGGTCAAATGTCTGCCCAAGATGATCAAGGATCTGCATGCGCCTTCCGCCCCTGCTTGCAAGCCACGGCTTATCGCGAAGGGCTGGATCATCTGAGCGCGGGCCTAGGGGCTGGGAGAAGCGACCGATAATCTCGTCGTCTTCCCATACATCAACCATCTTTGACGGAGGTGCGTTGCGCTTGTTGACAAAGTCAATTGCGGTTTCCCCTGGGGCCATTGGCTGAATTGCCATTCTCCTGCCACCAATGCTGCGCTCCAGAATTGTTGGGGTGTCCACCCCGAGAAGCCCAGCAAGGATCTCCATTGCCTTGTTTGGGAATTTACCCTCCATCGGCTGCGCAAGGACATTTCTTACTTCTCCAGTAAGAGTTTTCAAAGCAAGGATTTGTTTGCCAGCCCCGCCAGACCAGTGGCCGATGCCGTGCGAGCCCATGCCGGTAATGTCTCCGCCCAGCAAGTCCTGCAGCGTCATCCCATAGGTTTGTCCACCAGTAATCTGCTGCATGATGTTTGGCCTGCCCCTACCAAAGAGACCGCCAAGCATTCCACCAATGCCGCCAGAGCGCTTGCTGTATTCAGCCCATTGGTTGTTTCTTGCCAAAATGCGCGCAACTCGATAGCCAAGTTTATTTTTTGCGTCTACATCGGGATGCCCGCCAAGGGCAGCGTCTGGCGCCCCCCATGCGCGACTGCTCCATTTTGCAAACATTTGAGCCATCCACTCGGTCCCAACATGCATTTGCCCTCTAATAGAGCCATATCCGCCAATTTTCCAAAGCTCTTGCATTGCTTCATTAATATTTTTATATTGCTTTGGAAGGACGCTGGCAAGCGGACCCTGCTTCCCCATCAGCATCATTTCGCCAATTTTTCGCATTTGGAGTTGCTCAGTAACATCCTCTACCATAAATCCTGTTTTGTTACTTCCATACATCGTTTTTTGTTTCTTACTGCCAGGATGGAAAAAGCCACTGTAAGCGCCGCCCTGCCTGTTGCTTTTGCCGTCTATTTCTCCAGGCAAATAAAAATCTTCTGGCTTTAATCTTCCGCCAGTAGTCTCTTCAACATTTGCAAGCGCGGCCATCTGCGCCATGCCCTTTTTGTAGTCATAATGGTAGCCCCTGGCGCCGCGACCCATGCCATCTCTTCTGTCTCCGTATACAAACTCATCATATGGCTGATACCCGTAAAAACTAATACCTTTTTGTTTCATTGCTTCTTGATATTTGTCAACAGCCATTACGTGACCGAGCTCATGGGCAAAGATGCCGTGTATGCTCTGCGCCCTGCCAGCAAGGCCATCCTTGCTCGCAAAACGAGGATTCTTTGACTTGTAGTAATCAAAGTATGCATTCTTGTCGTGTGCCGAATCTGGCGTAAGCAAATAATCCATCAGGTTTATCGGTCCAGAACCGACTGATGCCGTGCCAGTAGCGCCCCCATGCAATTTTTCGTATGACATCCTGATTCCGGTACTTCTTGGACCAGCAAGCTCTTGCATTTGTTCTGGATACTTCTTGTGGAAGCTTTCTACAGCTGCAATAATTTCTTGCAGTCGCCCTCGGTGAGCATCAGCCGGAACATTGTCAATTCGCAAGCCGCTAGGTGTCACTACTTGGTAATACGGAATGCCTCGGTGTCCGCTTGGCCTTGGGATTGGCTGTCCTTTACGGGGTCCAGCTACATACGTTTCGTTCTGGGGGTAAAATCTTGTTCCGCGCGTAAATGAACCAAGCAAATTTTCTTCGCTTAATCTAAAAGCGGTTTGCCCTAGGTAATTTGGGTCTCCCGGACCCATCCTTCTAACAAGTTTTTCTTGCATTGGGTACGATGTCTTGCCAGACCTTCGCGCAAACTCCATTGGGCTGTAGGCAATGCCCTGCTCTGCAAGGCGGGCTTCTACTCTCTTGATCTCTGCACGGATTTTTCCGTACATGTCAACAACCTTGTCTCCACCCATATGCATAAAGCTGCTTCTAGCGCCTAGGTCGGTAAATTCAAACCCGAGCGCCTCGTACAGGCCCATACCTCTTTCACTGGCTTTTAAGCTCAGTCCACCAGGGCTGCCTGGTCGCATGTTGAGGCGGGGGAGATCTTCTGGGGACACACCGTATTTAGCCTCTAGGGCGCCGGGGTATCTTCTTCGAGCCTCCATAGTTGCCCGAGCGTGCCGACGCAACTCATACGCCATAAGGCTTGTGCCGACACCTGGCACCCCAAGGCCGGACAGGCCAGCAAGTTTGCCTTGCTCGCCAGTGCCTGGCATTCTATGGGTCATTGCGCCAACAACAAGATTTCTTAGGCCAGCAGCGTCTTCCATGCCTGGGACATAAAACCTATTTGGCGCGGTAGCAATAAACCCGCCCGTAAGCCCAATGCGGCGATTGCCGCTTTGGCCGGCCCTCCTATCTCTTCGCGCACCAGGCGTACCCGCGCTCACCTCTCTAAACGCATCAAAACCACTCATTTCGTCAAGGGCAGAACCAACCATATCCGCACGCGCCCTTCGATCAGTGTCCGTTGCATCCATCAAAGCTGAGCTTGTGAGCACTGAGCCCGGAGCCAATGTGGCAATTGATCCCATTCCTGATCGCTGGCGTCTAAACAGTTGGTACGCCCGAGCTGCAGCCATTTGATCTGCTCGTGAAGTAATTCTTCTAACGTTTCCATCGTTCTGAACTGAAACGCCCATAGCCTGAAGCTGAGCATTAATCAACCGCTCAGGGTCTGGGGCAATTTCCCGAACCCGCATACCGGCGTTGTGGGATGCCACAAGAGCTTCCGCAAAAATCTGCTCGGGGCTTCTGCCAGCAAGGTTTTGAGGAATTATAGGCCTAGATCCCCTGCTTGCTCGACCAGGAATGAACTCTTTTCCTGTAACCAAAGACGTCCTAGTTTCATCTTCAAAAGTCACTGGTCGAGCTTTTTGGTCCCTCTGTTTTCTTTGCAGCATTTCGCCAAGCAGCCGAATCGGTCTTGGGAGCTCAGCAAAATCCCCACTAGGAAGATCTTGTGGAAGCATGACCCCGCGTCCAGTTGCCCTGGTTCTTGCAGCAAGTTTTCTCTGGGCCCCAGAACGGCGCGACATTTGCAGCATTTGATAATACTGTCCGGCATCGGTCGATCCCGAAGATGCCTCTGCCTCTCTTGTAATTGCAGCAGCCTCTAGCCGTGTTCGAAGGGTCTCCATGTACTTTTTAGTGTCTCTATATGAATATCCAGCAGACAAGAAAGATTCTTCAACAATCTTCATTGACCTCTTGCCGCCAAGAATTCCCCTTAGAGTTTTTGCTTCTCGCGCAGATGCGTCTTGTTCTTGCTTGTTTAATTTTACTCTTGAAAGTGTTCCGCCACCTTTATTCCACGGCAGCAGTGCGCTCAATGACTGAGGAATCTCTCGCGGCTTATAGCGCGCAGAGAATGAGGAGAATTGCGGCGTATTGTTTAACTGCCTATCAAGGTCTGAGATGGGCCTATCAAGGCCGCGCATGCTAAATAAATGCTCATTATCAATGCCGACGATTCTTTTTCTTCCGCTTCGACCCTTGCCGACCATGATGTTGCTGCCGTGTCGATCTGACTGGCCAAGGATCTGATCAAGGAGCATGATGCGTCGCATGTCTCTTGTTGAGCCAAGGTGCCTAGTTGCTTGCGTTTCAATTTCATTGTTAAATACAGGATTTCCAGGAAGCGACTTGCCCATTGTTTCAAAATTTTCAAGCCAAGGAATCATCCATGCATTGCGGCTAAGTGGCCGGTGTTGACGAACTTCTGTGTGTTGGAATTTCCCAGAAGCGATTCTGCGGGTTGCGCCAATGTTTGTTCTAGCCGAAGAGCCAACTTGCGGTAGTCTTCCGCCAGTTGCCAGTTGCTGCTCTAATGGAGTTAGCCTTCTCCTAACGACAGCGGGCGTTGGAGCCCCAAGCATCCCGCCAAGAACCTCATATACTTTTTCTGCCATTGGGCTATATGGAGAAAGTTTCTTTCTTCTAGTTTTTCTGTCCCCCTGCCCAAGGTTTCTCCCGACCTCTCGGCCATCTCGTTGTCCTTTGAGCCCCCTGTCGTTCTCGGGGATCATGGCGATAGCTGTGCCTCGCACTCGATCTCGCCCCGTGCCCATGGAAACGGTGGTGGATAGTCTTTTTGTGTTTAGGCGTTGGGCGCCAATCTCTTGGCCGAACGACATGTCGCCTCTGCGGATTGCCTCCAGGATTCGACGATCTGGCACAAATCCAAAGGCTGTCTCGGCAACGGAGCGGGAGCCAGAGCGTCGTGACATTTCGCGCGGTCCGCCCTTGCCCTCCTTGCCGCCGTAGCCACGACCGTCAACAACTGCACCCTTTTTGCGCAACGTAGAAATAAAGTTTTGTAGCGCTCGGCGGTCTGATGCAGAAGATGGATAAAACACTGGGGCGCCAGATGGGGAAACAAGTTTTTTATGATTTTTCCCTTTTTCAATTCTCCAGCCTTGCCCGAGAACCTGACCAACTATTCGGTCAATATCCTTGTTGCCGCCACTACCGCCCCTGCCGGATTTCTTGGAAAACTCCATGAGGCCGCGACCCGGAACGTGGACCGACATTGGCTTTCCCGGTGAAGTTCTTGGGAAGAACGTGCTGCTGCGACGTCTGGCTCTTCTTGCTGTCTCAATCATTCTTTGCAAATAAGCAGGCATGCGTCGCACGTCTTCTCTCATGCGACCTTGTGGGGCTCGAAGAGCTGATTGAAGAAGGCTTAGATTTTCTTGCTCTATTGCCGCCTCAAAAAGAGCAAGATCTCCTTGCTGCACATCGTAGCGACCCGAGCGCCTCTTTGGCTTTGGCGGACCAAAGCGATTGCCACGCCAGGCAAAATTTCTAAGGTCTAACGGCTCAGATGGATATGAGACGTCGCCAGTTTCTGATGCAACAAGCCTTGAAATGAAACGACCAAGATCACGCGAAGAAAGACGGGAAAGAAGCTGTGATCTTGCCTCTCTTCTAATAAAGTCTGGGTCTGTGTCGTAAGATGGGCCGGTGTCGCCCGTGCGGCCCTCAATGGCAATGCCTGCCTTGCGCATACCAGAGCGCTTAGACAGCTCCAGGCCAAGCGCGGCCCTTGATATGCCCGCTATGCTGGGTATAGAGCGGGCAGCCGCCCCGGAATCGTCTAGTGAGGAGCGGGCGCCGCGCGTTCCTGCGGCTCCCGTACCTGCCCCACCTCGACCGAAGGAACCGCTACCAGAGCGACCAGCATTTCTAAATGCCATCGCTCCGGTGCGGTTTTGCGACATGGCAGCACGCGCCATCGCGTCTGCGGTTCGCATTGCCTGGCGCTCTTGTGCCGCCAAGGCATTGGTAACTCGCTGGATGCCAGAAACGGCGTTATTGGGCTGTGCCCCAATATTAAATACTCGGCTTAGGCTTGCAGCAGAGGCGTTTGCCTGCGTCTGCAGCTTTCTAAGTGCGGGTATCGCGTCCGCGTCAACAGCGTTTCTGAATTGCTTAAGGGAGAGAGAGGCTTGGCGCAAACCTCGGAAAGACGAGCCGACCTTGCTTCCCGCTACCTCAAACTGATTAAGACCCTGTGTAAGCAGTCGGATATCTGCAAGGATGGCCTGTGTTCCAGCCTTGAATTGGCTGGTATCAAGACCAATGGATATCTGTCCAGTACTGGACTGATCTGCCGAATCTGCCACGGGTTTTCCTCACAAGAGACTAGGACGAGCCGAATCCCGGCTTACCGAATGTTGCCACTAACTGCTCAATGGAGTCAATGCTTGCTGTTCCTGCGCCCTTTTTATTTCCTTGGCTCTTGGAACGCTTCTTCATATCATCATCGCGCTTCTCAGCGTACTGAGAAAAGGCATTGAGCTGGGCAAGAGTTAAGTTGAAAAAATCACTGGGGGTAAAGCCAAAGCTGTCCGCGTAGGAAGCCATGATGCTCCCCCAGTCGATTTCGCTCCAACCTAAGCCTTTGCCGCCTCCTCGCTTTTTCCCGCAGCGCCCTCAACCTCACCGCCAAGAAGACCGCTTGCGCGCATGACCTTATCGATCTCTTCTCGCATGGTGTCAAGGCTAAAGCGGTCGCCCACTTCGCGCTCGGTAAGCTGCGGCTCGTCCTTCTTCAGAACTAGCCAAAGGATATAGCGAATAACGGTAAACTTGGTCAGGTCGATCTGATCAAGCGATCCGTATTTCTCCTCGATATCGGCGAGGTCGTTAAGGGTTAGAACCTTTGTGGGTCTAACCTGGGACAGGTTTGCCATGATTTACTCCTGCTACTACTCTGCATGCGTTCCGTCAACGTAACGGCACTGCTGCAAACAAATGATACACCAAGATGGTGCGAATCTACGGGGAGCGTAGACGGTGTGTGGCCCCGGTTGGGGGTAATTGGGTGCGACTCTTGTAGCGGTCGCTTGGGGCCGCCAGGATTACTCCTAGCGGCCCCTTGCTGTCTAGTCGTTAAGAACCTAAATTAGGCCTGAACGAACACAATTGACGGGGTAACCGTGCCCGAAACCTTGCAGCTTCGATCAACGGTTCCCGAGAAGTCCAAGTCCATCGTCGCGATATCTTCGCGGGTGAACGGGAACATCAACTGCATGCTGTACGCCTTTGGAAGATGGATGCGGACCGTCTGGGACGGGTCATCCGAACGTCGGTGCGTAAAGCGAACGTAGATAGGACGTGGCAGACCCATCGGGGCTGACTGTCCACCCTGCCCAGCGACGCGCGTGTTACCGACGAAGCCGGTGCCAGCGCCTGGAAGCTGACCGCTGAGCTTTGGCTCAGTGGCATCATTCGTTACGCCGGCGCCAGTTGACGGGCGGAACAAATAGTCTCCTGGGGTTGCGTCATGGGTGTCAATGGCATAGCCATAAACAAGGGCGGTGGTCGTTGTGCCTTCGCCAAGGTCGTTGTGGAAGAGGTTCTTCAGGTTATCCCAGTTGACCTCAACGCCACGTGCACGAACTTCGCAGCGGCCGCCGAAGAAGGCCTTTGCTACTGGGAAGTTCTGCTGACCGTAGAACTCGCGCTCCTGGAAGTTGATGTCGAACTCGACGTCGCCGCCGACTTCGCCGATGGTTACAAGCTCGGTGCCATAAGCGCCCGTGTTGCCATAACCTACCGTGCCATCAAAATAGGGAACTGTGCGGCTTCCCGAGCCGGCTTCCGCGCCAGGCTTCCAGAAAGCAATATCAATAGTACCGGAACCAAGTGTAAGCATTTTTTGCTCCCCTTAAGTTTTTATGACTTGATATCGGATTACTCGCCGATATTCTAAACTGTTTGGGTCATATCCGTCACGTTGTGCGATTTTACGCGCTACGTGCAAGACTGCCCCGTTTGGTCCAGACAGACGCTCGCGGTTAAGTACCGCATCTATGGCACTACCAATATTATTCAGCTCTGTTGCGCTGGCGTTGCTTGCAATAAGCACGTCAACAACAGGTCTGTCAATAGGCAGCCCCAAGTCGCTACTACCCGCTACTACTGCGATTCGCACCGCAGGAAGCGTGCTCCGTCCCGTGTTTGTGATCGGATATACCTTCTTGTCTGTCGCCGAGCCGCCCAGCAAGGTTTGCAGGGACGAGTCCCCGCTCAGCGCCGTAAAGAAAGCTTCATATATACCGTCCACGTGTGTAGATTACCAACTATTCAGTAAGTTTCCAGCCCACAGACATCTACACGCAAAAAAATGCGCGCAGGTTGCGTAGCAGGTATACTATGGGCGCGGCGACTATGCCGAAAATATTGGAGGTTTTGTGGAAAAAGGTCATGACCGATTAGTGCTCTCATGGACCCCCCAAGAGAAGGCGGATGCCGTGAGCATGGAGTGGGAAGATTTCCACGCAAAGTATCCAACCCGAACACCCAACGCCTATCGCATTAAGCGCAACACCCTCCTAAACGGGAAGGCTTCGTTTATTGACAGGCGGGTTCACAACGGCTCAGTGCGCAACGTGTTCCCCGGAACGCTTGCCGCTAAAGTTGCAAGCGAGGGTCGAATTGACCGCAACGCTGTTGCCAAGGTTGTAGAAGATGAGCTGTCATCAGAAGCGGTGCGAAGCGAGATTGAGCAGTTGAAGCAGGCCCATCGCGCGGCCCTTCGCAAGTTGTCCCAAAAGGACGACGACCGAGCGGAGCTGGTTCGCGCTGTTTACCAGGCCGCAAGCGACGCTGCTGCTGCCATTACGCTCCCTACTGTTAAGGCTCCAGCCAAGGACAAGCGTAAGGGCGCACCAGAGACCGCCATTTTGCTTCTCTCCGATTGGCAGCTTGGCAAGATTACCCCAACCTACAACAGCGACATTTGCGCAGAGCGGATTGAGCTGCTTGCGGCAAAGGTAGAGTCACTTGTTGCGATTCAGCGAGCAGACCACCCAGTAACGGATTTGCGGGTGTATCTGCTTGGCGATCTGGTTGAGGGAGAAGACATCTTCCCTGGCCAGGCGCACTTGATTGACGCATCCCTCTACAACCAGACTTTCCGTGGCGCGGAAATCCTTGCTGGGCTTGTTCGCCGATTGGCGGCAACCTTTGAGAACATTCGCGTTGTTGGCGCAATTGGCAACCATGGGCGACTTGGCCGAAAGGGCACGTTCCACCCAGAGTCCAATGCCGACGCAATGATGTACAAGGTTGCCTCTATGTTGGTTAAGGACATCAAGCACGTTGATTGGGTAGAGACCATCTCCAAGGGCGAGCGGGCTTGGTTCGGCACCGACGAGGTGTACGGCAAGCGCTGGTTCCTATTCCATGGCGACCAGGTTGGTGGCGGCTTTGCTGGCTTCCCCTGGTACGGATTCGGGAAGAAGATCCAGGGCTGGAATATGACCGTTGCCCCGTTTGACTACAGCGTAGCTGGGCACTTCCACACACCAGTGCGGATGTACCTTAACGGCATCGTTCACTGGAACGGCGGCTCAACAGAGAGCAGCAACACCTACGCCCAGGAGCAACTTGCTTCGGCTGGTGAGCCTTGCCAGTGGCTGTTGTTCCAGCACCCAGACGGCGTATCTGCGGAGTACCTGATTCGCCTTACCTAGGCGGCGCTACCGTACTTTTTCAGGATGTACCTTCTCTGGCGGAAGATCTTTAACTGACGGGAGCGGGGCAGCGATGCAAGCTTTGCTGGTCCGTATCCGCGCCCAGTTCTTGTTCGAACAAAACTTTTGTCTAACGCTCTCTCAAAAAGTTGCACCAAAAATTCTTCTGCCGCGCTTCTTACCGCCCCGGTAACGGCCTGGTTGATCATGGGTCGGTACTTCTGAACGTTAAACTTTACAAACTGCCCGTAGTAATGCTCCCCGCCATCTTTTGATTCTTCAAATGGGTCGCTTCCGTACTCAACAGTAATGTCGTCACCATATGGGGTTAAATCAAAAACTGGGTTTGAGTACCTGGCGGCTTTGCGCTTGCTGGAAGTAAATGCTCCCCACTGTCCAGAAAGACCAGCCTGAAATGCGCCGGAGTCAACGGGGGCGGCCCCTGCGGCTTTGGGTGCAACCTCTGAGTACACCGCTTGGAACGCGGCGGCCTGAACCGCCCGGGCAAACTGCGCCTCTGCCTCTTTTGGCACTCCGCCCAGATTCTTTGCAAGCGCGCTAAGGCCGCCAATTACACCTTTGACGCGCACCCTGACAGCCTTGCTCATTTATACCTCGGAGATTCTTGCCTTAACCGTTAGGTGGTGACGAAGAGATTCCTGCAAGATGCCAATAACAATAAAGGTCTTTCCATGGACAACCAGGCGGTCGTCTGGTGCCGGTCGACTTGTTCCGGTTAGGAACGGCAGGTAGAACTCATAAAACTCTTCAGCCCGGCGGCCGGTGTCATTCTGCTGTTCAATGTTGTAACGCTTCTGGTAGTGACCCTTCTTGGTCCAGACTACAGACGTGGTCCGGATAGGCGTGCCCATTGCGTCTTGGGACGTTGTTCCCGGTCGGGCAAGCTGTATGGAGGCATTGAATCCTGGAATCATCGCAGTGCTGTTCCTTGATACTGGTCAAGGAGGGCCATGGCCGAACGTGGGATTCTTATGCTGCTTCCCATCTTGCCACCCTCACGCTCTCCTTGTGGGTTTGCGGCATACATTTCAAACTCGCCAATGCGGAACCGGGAAAGCCCGCCCATGCCCTGCTTAATAAGGTTGTCCTTAGCAAGTAGGTCTACCGTGATCAGTGCCACGGCGTCCTTAACGGGCTGCGGGGCGGCCTGATAGCCGTGCGTGTAGGTAATCTCCACAACGGGCTCAATCATTCCCAAGGCGACAATCGCCGGGAAAAGCGAATAGGTAACAGCGGCCAAAGAGGTGACCTCCACGTACCCGCGATCTTCGTTAATGTAAAAGTCATTAACAGTAAAGCTGGCGCTCTGCTGGGCGCTAACGTGAACGCTCACTTCTGAAACTGAAACAATTGGGCGCTGGCGCACGTAGATGCGGCGGTTGGAGTGATTCCACGGGTGCTTCTCAGTGTTCTGGACGTACTCAAACGAGTAGCCCACGTAGGAGTCAGCAAGCCCGCCGGCAGCCTTAATAAGGCGCTCAATCTTCTGGTCGCTGAGTGGGGTGCCGTCTGGGTCGGTTAGGTCGCCAATCTCGTAAGAGCGGAACTCATCAACCGTAATATAGCCAAGGGGCTGACCCTGGAATGGGGTTGCCCAAGAGCCAGATGCCAGGGTACTGGTGTTGTACAGGCGCCATGTGCTGAATTGATTACTGGCGCAGCTAGTGTCAATGTACTCGTAGGCGGAGACGACCGCGTTGAGGGTGATGACCGAACCAATGTTAATAAAGGTGCCGCTCTGGGCCGCTGCTTCTGCAGACGTGGCTGCCCTGCCCACCTGGATGGCGTTATACGTTGCCACGGCGGTCTGGATGTCTGAAACGTTGATTGTTAGTTTTACAGCCATATTCGTATTCTCCAAAATTTATCGGTTTGACGCCATAGGGAGGCTATCTACGCTTTGCCTTCAATTAATCGGCAACCGTTGCGCTCAGCGCTGTCTAAATGCTTTGCAGGTATCTTGGCCCTTTTGTTAACAAAACGCACAAAATATCCGCCATCTAGCCCCAGAACGCCGTCCATAATCCACTCAATTTCTACAAGCTGATCGGATTTACGAAAGGCAACTTCTCGAATATGCCTTTTTGCAAGATTGGCTGCATGATCTTCCATGGTTAGCGGTTTGATAATTTTCTTACGCGGCATTTCTACCTCTAAATAGTAGAGGCGGAGCCTAAGCCCCGCCTCTACATTAGTTCCTATCGAAAAGATTACACGTTTACGCGAATCTTGCCGTTGAACTGCGGTGCCTTGTTCGCAAGACCGAACATTACATACATAATGTACAGGCGCGAAAGGGAACCGGCCACGCCAATTGGAATCTCCAACGTCGTGATCGAGTCCGAGCCAAGGTATGGCATCGACCAGGAATCCTCGTCCACGACATACATGTCGCGGTGGCCCTGGGCGCTGATGGTGTACGTACCAATGCTGTCGCCTGGAACTGGAAGGAGTGGAAGCTCACCAGCGGCCGTAACTACGGTGCCGAGGGTAAGTCCCATTGCCTGCTGTCCCTGCGATGGGGCATTGTAACGAACAAGGTTCGTTACTTCGTTAACAAGACCGGCGTAATCCGTTGGCGAGCAAAGGATTGCCGATGGGTTTCCACCCGCGTTAAGAATCGAAGCAACGTTATCGTTGATCGTCGCAAGATAGGTGGCAGACGACTTGTTTACGATCTGCGCAGCAGCAGCGGCGGAGCCGAGGTGCTTGCGGAGGCCGGTAAAGCCGTTTGCATCGTATGCGCCAAGCTCAGTTGCAGCGCCGGCCGAAGCCGTCGTGTCAGCGTTACCCTGGAACAGGGCAGTCTGAAGCTTTGCCGCTATGGCAGTGACGCCACCCGCAAGCTCGGTTGAAAGGCCGTTGAACGGCCCGCCACCCTGACCAAGTGCAAACTGTGACTTCAGCGTGATCCCACGGCGCGTTGCAAGCACAGCGACGTTAGTCGTCTGGCGAGCATAGGTCGAGGAATCATCGGTTACGGTGCCAGTTTCCGTCTGGAAAACTGCGGTACCGTAAGCGCTCTGCTGATTGAACGCGTGCACGAGGCCGTTTGCCGGCTCCTTGCGGATGCGCTCGAAGAATGGGAACTTCTTTACGAACAGCGAGTAAAGGATTGGCTCTAGGTCCTGTCGGATAAGGGCCGATCCACCGCTGCTGTCAAGAAGCTTGGCAATGTTGGGGTTAGCAACTGCCAACTGATTAAGGACGTCGGACGAAGCCTGCTTGCCGGTCTCGCGGGCTGCCTGAATGTCAAGCATCTCGTGAAGGTCGGACGTGTTCATCTTCGAGAACTTCTTGCGAAGGTCCTTCTGAATCGCGTAGGCCTCGGCGGCGTCGAAAGTCTTCCCTGCGCCCGAATCTCGGGTCACTACGGACTCGTTAAGGGTTTCAAGACCCTGCTCGAATCCGCCTAGGATCTCTCGGTTGTCGCTCATGATTTATTACTCCTGAGTCTCCAGCACACGCTGGATGTATGGGCTTAGCCAAGGTGCGGATGTTGCCATCTCGCCCGTGGCGCGCTTGATGGCTGGAACGTGACTGACGGGGACGTCAATCAGTCTACCAACCAGGTCCAATGTCTTTTCCAACTCCAGCTCGACCTTGGCCTTTGCGGCAATGACTTCGGCAACGCTCTTCTTCAGGGCTGTTACCTCTGCCTGTGCTGCAAGTGCTGCATCTAGCGCAGACTTGGCAATTTCGGCGACCTCGGCAAGAGCTGCTGTATCGACCGACTTATCATCCGCAGCAGCTTCTGGCTCTGCGGCATGTTCAATTTCCGTTGCTGGCGCTTCTACCGGAGCCTCTGGCTCAACGGCTGGCGCCTCAACGGCGGGGGTCTCTTCGACCTTCTCTTCTGCTGGGGCCTCTGGCTCCACAGCATTTGCCGCAGCTTCAGCGGCCTGTCGGGCCTGCCGGGCGGCAATCTCTAGGTCGGTATCCTTGACAACTTCTGCGCCAAGGGCCTCTAGGGCCACAACGTGCGCAGGCTCGTCCTCTGCTGCAGCCTCTTCTGCTGGTGCGTCTACGGCCGGCTCTTCAGCCGGAGCCTCTACTGGCGCCTCTGGGGCGACTTCTGCTGCTGGCACTACGGCCTCTTCAGCAATAATCTCGTTCTCGTTTTCCACGTTCTTTACCTCCAATGGTTCGCCCTGTGGGCGCTGATCTTGCTCGATGCCCGAGGTCAGTACTTCTGCCTCTCCTGGCTCTTCAACTTCATGCGTCTCGACAACAAGGCTGTCAAAAGACTTTGCGGCACGAAGGGTGGACATTTTGTGCCCAACAATTGTGTCCGTTGCCTTGTCATCTTTATAAACGCGAATAAGGACAGCCGGATCGCCTTCCTCTGCGTTAATTGTAAACGAAGAACCAGGCACCTTAACGCTGCCTTCGCGAACAATCTTAGTGATTTTTCCGCGAGCCGTTCCACCGCTAGAGCCCCAGCTGACCATATCGCCAACGCTAAAGTTGCCATGGGCCTTTTGCTCTTCGACAGCAGTGCTGCGAAGGCTCTTAACAGCGTTCTGTAGGTATGAGCGCTGGTTTGCTGGAATACCAACAACTGAGGCTTCCATCAACTTGACGCTATCAATAACGTATGTCTCTTCCCCGGTTGACTTATCAACCTTTTTGCTTACTCTGTCAACTCTTGCGCCAATTGAAAGGCCAAGCTTGACACCACGCTTGATTGCGCGATAGGCACGAATTGCCTCTGGGTTCTCGTCCTCAGAAACAACAGATATATCGACGTCAAGGTCAAAGACCTCTTGGCCATCTTCGTCAATGCGCTTGACAATGCGAGCGTCCTTGACTGAGCCAAACAGGTCATCAGGGACCTGGTACTCGTGGTTGAGCCAAATGGTCATGTTCTGCTTTGCGGTTGCCTCCATGCTCTTTAAAGCAGATAGGGTCATCTCATCTCCGTGGAGGTCCCTAATCGTGGAAGAAGTGGTGCCGGTTACAAAACGGTCGCCGTTATCAGCTTCGTAAGCCTTTAACGCATTTGTATAGATCTTGAAATCAGACATGATTCCCCCTCTAAGGCCGACACAACTTGGCCAGCCGGTAGATAATACACATGCTTTATCCTGTAACACAACGCGCTACAAATCTATACCTTTAGTATCTGCACGCAGTTGTGTGTCTAGTGTCATACCATGCTGGAAACATGATAACATAGCCCCCATGGAAAAATGCATACTTTGCCAGCAGATACGCGAGTCCGGTTCTGAGGTGCAGGATCTGGCATCGGCACTGCTCCGCTTGCAGAGAACGATCCAGCCAATCCTGGAGAGCTACGACCGGCAGCGCAAAGCCCACCATCGATGCGCCCTGTGCACCATCTTGGTTGGAGACTCCCACACGGAAAACACGCTGGTCCTTGAACCTATGGTTCCACGGGCTAAGGGGCAAAAGCGTTACGCGGTTTGTCCAAATTGCCACAAGCACTTAAAGTCACTGCGCATGAGTGTTCCTCAGGCAAGAAAATACCATCAAAGGCTTGACGAGATATTGCAAAAGGAAGAAGAGCTAGAAGAGGCAAGCCTGCCAACCCTGGAGGAAGCCGAGGCGGAGGCCAGAGCCTGGGCACTGGAGTCCTTGACAGAAGATGAATCCTGACATTCAATCAACCGTAGAGGTTGAGTTTGTTGATATTACCTGCGTAGTTCCTGTATGGTGGAGCCCATACATGTCGCAGTACACGGTAACGTATCGCAACGGGAGAAGAGTGGTATCCTGTACAAGAGCAGAGATGCAGGACCACGTAAACAAGCAAATGACGGATTCAATCTTTCGCAGGGCACTGCGGGGCGGGATTCGAGGGAGAGGCTAAATGGCAGATGACAGGTCGCTAATTGACCGAATACTGAATCGAAACCCCACAAGCGTAAAGGCTGGCGGAACAGCAATTGTTCCTGATTACGACATTGGGCCATACGCCCGTGGCGTCGGCACCGTGCAGATGACCCGCAGGAGCGTTCTTCAGCTCCGCAAGTGGTCTCGCAGCAACCCGTGGATTCGCTCGGCGATCAACCTTCGTCGCCAGCAGGTCAGCCGCGCCAAGTGGGACATTGTTACCTACGACGGAGAAGAGCGCGGCACAGTTCGAAAGATTAACCAGGTAAAGGATCTCTTGCGCTCACCAAACCGCCGAATGGATTCTTGGCGTTCATTAATTGAGCCAGTTGTTGAGGATATCCTTGTTCTTGACCAGGGTTGCATTGAAGTAATTCCAACTCGCGGCGGAGCAATTGGGCTAGAAAGCGCAAAGCCCGTAGCAGAGCTTATTGCCAGGAATGGCGGCAACATTGCGTTCAACAACGAGTGGGACGGAGAAGACGACGCTGACGCGCGCTATTTTGAGGTTGATGAAACTGGCCGACAGGTTCGAAAGTTTAAGAACCACGAGCTTTTGGTCATCATTGCAAACCCAGTTACCTATTCCCCAATTGGGCTTTCGCCGCTTGAAGTTTTGGCAGACACCATTGAGGCCGACCTTACGGCTGCCGCCTACAACGCAAAGGCCGTTTCGCAGGCAGCCCCTCCAGGGGTTCTGCATCTTGGCGAAGGAATTCGCGCAGACCAGGTTGATTCGTTTAAGGCGTACTGGGACACCGAGATTTCCGGACGCAGCCAGATTGCCATTACAGGCGGCGGCAAGGGCGTTCAGTGGATTCCCCTTGCGTCCACCAACCGCGACATGCAGTTCATGGAGTGGCAGGTCTACCTTGCCCGAAAGATCTGCGCGGTCTTTGGCGTTCAGCCACAGGACATCGGCATTACCATGGACGTTAACCGAGCAAGCGCCGAGGTTGGCGCGGCATTTACTGCCGACAACGGCATCGCCCCGCTGCTTGATCTTATCGCTGAGTACATGACCCGTGAAATTATCTGGCGCTACGACAAGAATCTTCGTTTTGTGTACACGGAAGTTGGCCGAGAGAGCCAAAGCGCCATGTCTAGCTACTACAAGGCTGCACTCTCAGGAATGCCTTGGCTAAAGCTTAACGAAGCCCTGCAGGAGCGCGGTCACGAAAGCATTGGCGAAATGGGGGACGACATTTTTGTTCCTTCGCCCAAGGGCTATATCCCGCTTTCGCGCTATACGGAATACCTCGACAGTGCGCTTGGGAAGACAGAAGACCCAAACAGCCCAAATGAACCAGACGGCGACGACGCACCACCATCACAGGGCGGCCCAGACAATCCGGGCGAAGAGCCCAATCAGGGCGAAACCATGAACCCGCAACAGCAAACCAGCAAGGCGCTTCTTGGCTTAATGATTGGCATTGAGGCCCTATACGACGAAGACTGGGAGATTCGACCGAAGGTGGCTGAGGCTATTGCCGAAGCCAAGGATTCCGGTCGGCGCATTGCTATCGTTGTTGGCTTTAAGAACGACAAGGAAGAGATTGCCGAGTGGCTTAGCGAGGACAACATTCCTTATGACGATTTGATTATTAATACGTGGCCAGAAGGCACAGAAAACCGATTCCGCCTGTATGCCGCAAGCAAGCTAATGCGAGATGGCGAGCTGGAAATCATTGAGAAGACCGACGAACTGGCTGAGGAGTACAGGAAGATTGGCGCATCGTTTGTTGCGGTAAACATTTCTAACGACCCAATTGAAGCCCAGAAGGAAGGCGCGAGCACAGTCGCCCCAGCTGGAGCCAAGGCAGAAGCTCGCAAGGGATTGAAGTGGCGAGAAGAGTTTGGTCGTGGCGGAATTGGCCCAGGCCAAGCTACCGCGCGAATGATTATTGGCAACCGACTGACTATTGCCCGAATCCGCAAGATGAGCGCCTACTTTGCTCGTCACGAAGTTGACAAGAAGGGCAAGGGCTGGGCTCCTGGCTCCGAAGGATTCCCAAGCAACGGGCGAATCGCTTGGGCGCTATGGGGTGGAGACCCTGGGAGGACGTGGTCGGCAAAGGTATCTCGCCAAAGCAAGGAAAAGAAGTAGCGTGCAGCCACTCTCATTTTCCGACCAGCTTTGGGTCACGGGCGTAGCGAGAAACGTCGGACCGCACCTTGATGCAGTTTTGGCAAACTTTGATCGCCTATCCGAGATGTACCCAGACATTCATTTTAGCCTTTTTGAAAATGACTCTGACGATGACACGCGATCCAAGCTGGAAAGTTGGGTTGCCGAAAAGTACAATGCGCACCTGAACATTCAAGACGGCCTAAGCGAGCGGATTAAGGACAGGGTTGACCGCATTGCCTACGCTCGCAACGTTGCACTTTCTGCCGTAAACTTTTATAAGGCAAAAATGATTCTTAACGTAGACATGGATGAGGTTTTTACTAGGCCCCTAGAAACAAAATCGTTTGTTTCGGCTATGAATACCTTAACGGAGTGCGACGTTGTTACGGCAAACGGCCATGGTGGTTATTACGACATTTACGCACTGCGTATTCCCGAAATCCTGGAGTACGACTGCTGGGATCTTTATTACTGGCTCGTCCGAGAGCAAGGGTGGGAAAAAGAGAAGGCCATATATCATGCAATTGAAAAATGGAAAGATTTTATGCCCACTGTTGAAAAGCCAATGGAGGTATGGTCGGCGTTTAACGCTGCCGCCTTGTACCGAGCCGATGCGTTTGAGGGCTTTGTGAAATACAACACACAAGACCTATTGGGACAGAAGGTTTGCGAGCACGTTGGCATGCACGAACGGATGCGGGTAAACGGCAAGCGCATTGTCTTTGACCCAAACTTCCGCGTATGAGCGATAAGTTTTATCACCCAGCAACATGCTTTTGCCTGCCTTGCCGCGCTCTTCGCCAAGAAGGCGTAGCCAAGCCCGCCAAGAAGGCGGTTCCGGAAGAGGAGCCAGCCAAGAAGCCTAAGAAGAAGAAACGTGGCGCATAAAGACCCCGTCACCCCAGACGTGTATGCGGCCGTTATGTTGCGGGACGAGCGATCCTGCATTGGCCCAGGCATTGGCATGGCTGGAGAGTGCGGTAGCCAGTGGGGGCCGGGAAGGCCTGTTGTCCTAGAGATTGACCATGTGAACAACGCTGGGTTTGGCAAGCGTGGGCCTTCCGTAGAAGAAAATCTTGTGGTATTATGCGGCTACCACCATCGCATCAAGACCGAGACAAGTCGGGTCTGGCGAGCGGCAATTAACGAATACCTACGGGGGCACTATGAATAATTTTGGACGATGGGACGGCAACAAGAGCATGTTTGGCAGGCTTGTGTGCGACATGCCTGAGTGCCTAAATAGGACTGCCGGATCTACGCACAAGACTGCATATTTCAAAGACCTTGGCCCCGTAGTTGAGGTTGGCTCTTCTCGAAAACACATCCGCTGCCTGGTTGCCAAGACCGAAAACGAGGTCGTTACCAAGGCTATCACAGAATCGGTTGACCAAGCCGAATAGGTGTGATACTATCCTTGCAGATAGCACTTTGCTATCAGTATTGGAGGCTTTATGCAGTACGAAGATGCATACATTCAGGGCGCCAGCGCCCTGGCGGAAATTCTCCCAGCTGAGCTCCCGGCTGACCCTGCAACACGGATTGCCGTCCTGCAAGACGCAATTCCTAAAGCCCAGGAAGTCCTTGGCAACAAGGGGCATTGGGAGCACGAAGATTGGCTATCGGCCTGCGAGGGAATCTCCCACGTGGCGGTTCGGTGGCTGGAGGATGGAGTAGTGGCAAAGGTGAATGCAGATGAGTAAGCAGAGCGGAGACGACTTTAAGCAGATCCGCCTTGCGCAAAAGCGGGAGACCGCAAAGGTATGGGAAATTATTCGAGAGTCTGGGATTAAGCGGCGCTGGATTGCAAAGCATCTCGGAGTGTCGTATGGTTACCTCAACCAGGTGCAGTATGGTCACGCTCCAATGAGTGGGGCAATGCGCCAGCGCCTGAGTGAGTATTTAGGAATTCCCGAGAGCGAACTGTTCTCGGATCTGAAGGAGGAAAGTTAAGTGGCGTTTGATAAGAGTGCGCTAAAGGATTACGTTGATGTCGCAGAGCGGATTCGCGCGTGGTATGAAGCCTACCCAAACGGTCGCATTGAGACTGCCGTGCTGGATCACGACGACAAGCGCGTTGTGATTGAGGCTAAGGCGTATCGCGGCGACGTCCCAGACGAGAAGCCCGCAGGGGTTGGCCATAGCGCCATGCAGATCCCTGGCAGCACCCCATACACACGCGGCTCGGAGATTGAGAACTGCGAGACCTCTGCTGTTGGTCGTGCGCTAGTTATGGCTGGCTTGCCATCCAAGCGCATCGCTTCCGACGACGAGATTCGCTCCAAGGCAGGGGTTGCCAAGACCAGCCCAGTGCAGGAGCGCGAGAAGCAGAAGATTGATGACGAAGAGGTTCTTCGCGCAGCAGCGGCTGTGTTTGACGGACCAAGCCCTGCCGCCATTGAGTGGGCAGACGCTATCAACGGTGCAACGACTGCAGCGGAGCTTGGCAAGATTGGTCAGCAGATTGCGACGGCCAAGATTTCCGACGACGACAAGACCTATCTCCAGAGCGTGTACAAGAGCCGCAAGGCTGCCTTGTAATGCATGAACGTGATGTAGAGCACATTAGCGTCAGCGAGATTCGGGAGTACTTCTCGTGTCCGCTGCGCTGGTGGTATCGCTATCGCCTTGGTCTCTGGACCGATAAGACTGCGGCATTCTTTGCCCTGGGGACGTCGGTGCACGCTGGCCTTGCTGGCTGGTACGCGCCGCTTCACGGGGGCAAGTTGACTGGCGACATTGGGCTGGCATATCGGCAATACGATAAGACGTTTGCTGAAGAGTCGGCTAAGGTTGACTGGGCTGTCGAGAAGGACGCCGATCCGATTGGTCAAGGCCAAATGGGCAAGACGATGCTCCAGGCCGCAATCTATGCTGGCGACGACTGGAACGGCAAGCACATTGAACACACGATGTTTGCCGACATTACCCATAGTCGCCTTGGCAAGCTTCCTATCAAGTTGAAGGCGCAGGTTGACCTGTTGCTTGATACCAACGATGTGGTTGAGCACAAGACCGCATCGCGCAAGTGGGAAGAGGGTCGAGAGCATGGCGACATTCAGGCGACTGCCTACACGATGGCGGTTCGCCAGAACTATGAGCATGACCCAAGCGTGACTTTTAACATTATTAGCAAGAACGCTAAGGGTCCGCTTGTAGATCGACGGGTCACAACACGAAACCAGGGCGACATTGACCGCCTGTACACGCAGGCGCGAGTGGTCCTGACTGCAATGGAACAAGGGATTGTGTATCCTAATCCAACGGCGTTTGCGCACGCCACGTGCGAGTATAAGGAGGCTTGCAACCGATGGGAGAGTCACCCGCAACAGCTACCGAAAACGGAGGAGGGCTTGAAGAAGCTCCTGCCAGTGGTGCGTATCTCGGACAACCTGCGAGATCGCCTGAGGTAATTGCGCGGCACTATTGGAAGTGCTACGCCGACCTGCCACGACACAAGAAGATCTGGCGACTACCAGACCACAATGCTCGCTGGGCATGGGTAACGATCCTTTGCGCAGCCTCAGAGTGTGGCGGCGTGTTTGAGTCTGACCAGCACATTGAGGCGATGGTTGGTACCCAGAACGCAAAGTACCTGCCAATCTTCCGAAGGGTTGGACTGCTTGACGGACTGGTCGTTCACGACTGGGACGAGTGGCAAGAGACCCCAGACTCTATCGGGGCGCAGGAGCGTGCGGAGAAGGCCGCTTCAGCAATTGCCCGACTAGAGCGGCTAGGCCTACGCGACGAAGAAGGCACAGAGATTGTCTACCGCACGATGAAGGAGTGGTTGGAATATGTCGTCTCTGGACCAAACACGCAAGGCCGGCTTGGCGAGTTTATGGGGGCGATGTTTGGCATTGTGCTTCAGCGTGGAGACTACAGCCGAATCGCCAAGTTGATGAAAACCTACCCAGGCGGAATTCCTGCTATCATGTCTGCAATGGCTGACGCAGCCTTGCGGGACGTCACGGGAGACCCGTTGGCATACGTGCAGAAGATGAGCGGCTTCAAGAAGTGGGAGCCCGAAAAGAAAGTAGGAGGAAGGGATGCATTCATTGAGTCCTGAGCTAGACCGCATTGCTGGGGCATTCCAGCTTGGCGAACACAGTGTTCCAAATGCCGAAGAGCTGCACCTTGCTCAACAGCGAGATGTACTGGAGCGCATGACAAAGGCAACCCTTATTCCCCCACGCTATGTGGGCGCTACATTTCTTGAGTTCGGAACAGAGAAGGGCAACCAGAAGGCCTACGACGTGGCACTCGACTGGTCCAACAGCACCGCAAACCAGACACGTGGCGAAGGCTTCTTCCTTCTGGGCGAGCCAGGCACGGGCAAGACTCACTTGGTATGCGCAGCAGCAATGGAGCGCGTCCGCAAGGGTCAGTCAGGCATTCGCTACCTGAACGTTCCAATCTTTCTTGACCGTATCCGCGCCTCATTCAAGTTCTCAGAGTCTGCAGCCCAAGACCTGTTCGAGTTTGCCTGCACCAAGGCAACCCTTGTGGTTCTAGACGACTTTGGTAAGGAGAAGGCAACGGACTGGGCAACAGAGCGCCTCTATGTGCTAGTGGAGTCCCGCTACCAGAACATGCTCCCTATGCTTGTCACGTCCAATCGGACGCTGGACGAGCTAGACTCCCTTGGCTATGGGGCAACCGTATCGCGGCTACAGCAGATGTGCCGTACGATTAAGCTGGAGACGGCGGACCACCGCCCATTACAGTGGAAGAAATAACATTCTCCCTCTTCATCCCTGGGCTTCCCATCCCGCAGGGATCTACTACTGCTTTCATGCATAACGGTCGGCCGGTGATTACATCGGCAAACCGCAAGCTGAAGGGTTGGCGGACCAAGGTGCGTACGGCAATTGCCATGCACCGACAGACCCCGCCAGACAGTCCATATTGGGTTGTGTTGCGGTTTTGCCTGCCACGACCCAAGCATCACTACGGCGCTAAGGGGTTGAAAGACTCAGCCCCCATGAGCCATACGTCAAAGCCGGATTTGGACAAGTTGGTCCGAGCCGTGCTTGACGGTGTAACAGACGCAAAGGTGTGGGTGGACGATTCGCATGTTGTGCGGATTGTCGCATCCAAGGAGTATTGTGATTTGGACAAGATCGGTGTCCACGTCACCCTACGCCATGCAGAGCACCTTGGCGCATATTAATCCGATCAGGAAGAAGGGTTAAGCAATGATCAAGGTACAGATGATCGGCCGCGTCGGCGGTGAGCCAACTACGCGACAGACCGCAAAGGGTCGCCCAGTCGCTAACTTCAACGTTGCCGTACACGGCGCGAAGAATGAGAAGGGCGAGTCGGAAGCCACGTGGTATCCGATTACCTGCTGGGATGGTCGCGCAGAGCTTGCAGAGAAGGTTGTCAAGAAGGGTGACCTTATCTGGATCGAGGGAACCCCACAGGTTTCTTCGTGGCAGGACAAGTCAGGAACCACACGGACTGACTTGAACATTCACGC